TCACATCCCCAACAATTCCTGGAGCCGACGCTTGCGGCCCGGATGGGAAAGTCGATCAAGGCCCTTCGCTTCGATCTGACGAATGCGCTCGCGCGTCACGCCGTAGATCTGACCGATTTCCTCGAGGGTCATGTCGGTCTCGCGCCCTATACCAAAGCGCATCCGGATCACATCAGCCTGACGTTCCGGCAGATCAGCCAGCGCTTCTGTCACGATCCTCTCGGTTTCTGCCTGGTCGAAGACATCCACTTCTGAAGGCTCGGGCAGCAGGTTGTCCCAGTCGTCAAGGCTTGCGGGATATTCGGCTTCACGTGGGATGCCGCGGAACTGTCTGACCTCGTCGATTGCCCATTCCAGCTCTTCGGCAAGATCAAGGTCGGAAACGGCACCGCCGACCCGAACGTCCAGCCTGTCGAGGGCGCGATCAAGTTTGGTGATCTTCTCGTTCCGATGCACCGGGATGCGGATCGCCGCGCCTTCATCAGCGCGCCATCGCATGATGGCCTGTCGCATCCAATAGGTGGCGTAGATGAGGAAGCGATAACCACGTTCGGGATCAAATCGCCTTGTGGAACGCTGCAGACCCATGAACGCGACCTGAAAGACGTCCTCTGGATCCTCGCCTTCCTCCACGTTCCGCGAGGCAAACCGCCGCACGTAAGGCAGGTGCTCGCGGATAAGGTGTTCGGTAGCGGATTCGGAGATCAGGATTTCGGCTTCCAGCTGACTGGCCTCGGCTTGGCACGCTGGGAACTGCTCCAGTCTGCGGACCAACTCCTTTTGGAATGCCAGAGAGAGATCCAATGCCTCGAGCGCAGCAAGTGCCTCTCTTCGTCGTTTGCCGTCCGTTACCCGGCCAGTAGTGTTCCAAGACCTCAGGGCGTCCGCGGCGGCCATTACTTCGGACGTCTCCGCATGGCCCGGTCGCGAGGGAATAATGGTTCTCAGGGAGACCGAGCCGGGGTCTCGCGAACCGTCGCGGATGCGGTCCATGACGTCGAGGATCGTTTCGACGGCGGTCTCGGAGGCCAGGATGCCCAGCTGGAGTTCCTGCTTGGCCCGCATCATTGGCTCCAGCAGTTGCAGCTCTTCTGATTTGTCCATGACGAATCGCTGTGTGCCGGGAAGCCGCGTCCAACGCGTAAGGGCTGCCTCTATCGCGTCAGCAAGGTCATCGGACGATGTGTCTGAGACGGCGTCCCAAATGTCGGCATCATGCCCCGTCGCTTGAGCGAGATCGAAGCCAGCTGCTTCCAGGTTGCGCTGGAGATTGATGCGCAGTTCCTCGAGATCACCATTCCCTTCGCAATGGGCGACCAGGCGGTCGATATCGTCGAGGGAGCACCGACCCTTAGCCAGAATCTCCTCAGCCCAGGTGAAGCAGAGATCTGGGTCGATCGACATCCGCGTGCCGGTCTGGACGACCGCTCGTTTGACCGATTGCCGGCCGCGGTTGCGGACCTGCAGGAAGTCACTCTCTGCACCGTGATCGGCGGCCGCAGCGGCACTGGAGCCGATGCCCTCTCCGGAAATTGGTGCTTGTGAAAGGTCGAGATCCCAATCCCCATCCTCGTCATCCGAAACCACGGGTGACGAACTGACGAGCGCTACGAATGTCCCCGATGCCGTATCGCCGGCGTACTGATCGAAGAATTCCTCTGGTTCTGCCTCAGCTTCGAAAGTCAGCAGGTCATTGAGGTCGTCGACCCTATCCGCTGGCTCCGTCTCCTGAAACACAGGGGCACGATGTTCCGGAACTCTATCGGGCCCGGTGACATTCTCGACCACAAGTGAAACCTCGCGCCCGCCAACCTTCTCCATTTCCGTCTCCGGAGACCCCGCAACAAGCGAAGACAGAAGCTGCGCGGCGAGACCGTGACCTTCGGCAAATGCCACATCCGCAGGTGTCTGTCGGTCGTGGTTCAGTGCGCCGGGTTCGGCGCCGGACCGAATGAAGAGATCGCAGACGGCAAGATTCCCCATGCGCGCCGCAAGGTGGAGGGGCGTGTCCCCCTTCGGATCGGCGGCGTGGAGGCGAGAAGATGCCGCAAATTCGGCAAGCCTCTCGAGCTTCCCTTCGGCGATCAGCCGGATCTCGAAAGGCCCAAGAACATGGCTTTCCGGTTCGCTCGCCGCTTGGTCGCGACTGCCGAGGATGCGGGACAGTCTATCCATGATCTTCATGAATGACCTCCCTGTTGAGAAGCACGATCTGCTGGTCCTGCGGCTTCCTCGCGCCGGGATCAGTATCAAGCCCGAGACGCCTGAGCGCGTAGTACAGCAGCGCGCGCCGGACCTTGATCTTCGCCTTGCCGCCACGCATCCCGTAGTCGAGCGCGATGACCTTGGCCTGGGTTTCGGAAAGGGCGGGGTGGGGCCCGATTTCCAGAGTGGCTTCAGTGTTCCAGTCGTGGTCGTCCGTCGCGGACACATCGCTTTCCCGACACTCTCGAATCTCGAGCATTCGCGAGAGCAGGAAGTCCTTGAAGGCTTTGTCGGTCAGGCAGAACGCCCGTGTGTGCCAACGGAACCCGTCGAACCCGATGGCGTGCGGAGCGATCCAGCGCCAGCGCGGCTCCGGACTGGACAGGGACTGGTACTTCACCTCGATCGCCTCGGACCGGCGTATGGCGCCGACCACGGAGCGGAGCGTCACCGGATTGACGCCGCGCACCGGGGTCGGGGCTGAGGCGTAGGGTGGGAGATCGGCGATCCAAGAGTCCTCGCGGTCGAGGATCCCGTCTGCTACCGACCGAAGCTGGGCGAGGTAGCGGCTTGCGTCGGGTTCGAGGAACCGGGGCTTGAACTCGGGGCCACGGACGTAAGTCCGCGCGCTCTTGTCGTAGAACATGTTGTCGGGTGCGAAGCCGATGTAACGGTTCAGGTCGGTGGACGCCTGGTTCACCGAGACCCCGAACTGGTCCATCAGGTCGCTGCGGTTCACATGTCCCTCCCAGAACAGGCGGAACTCTATGAACTCGAGACGCTGCTCGACTCCCCAGCGAAGTTCGGACCTATCGTTGTCCACCGCGGCCTCCAAGCGCCATGATGCGCATGGTAACTATGCGCGCCCATTTTCTGGGTCTACATCAGGCTAGCCGGGAGATCATCATCTGGCAATGCAAATGCATAACGCAGTTGTGCTTTTGGGGCAGGCAACACGGCCAACGTCGCGAACCTCAATAGACGGCCGTTCTTCTCGTCCCCGGCGGCTCTCAGCACTTCGGCTCGAGCGCCGCGGCGTCTTCGATCCTGCAAATCATGGAAACGGGCGGAGCCTTCAGAAAAAGCGGCTGATATGGCAAGCTAATGTTGGCGCGCGAATTTGTCAGCCGCGAAGCCGCCTACAGCTCGAATATGGATTGCTGGTCTGTCCATATGATCGGGAACGGCTCCAGCAGCTGCGCAAGCGCCACCTCCGGCCTCTGCTTGCCGTCCAGGATCGCTTCAACGATGTCGGGCGCAAGCTGCGTCAACCGCAGGACGCGGGTCATGTAGGAGGGCGCGATGCCCTCCCGTTCGGCCAGTTCGGCGATGGTAGCGAACTCACCCGACTCCAGCATCCGTTTCCAGCGGAACGCGCGAGCCAGTGCCTTGACCAGCGTGTTGTCGGTCCGCCGCGAGTGCGCCGCGCCTTCTGGCAACTGCATCTCCTTCTTCCCGCCGCGCTTCACGATGCGGAACGGGACATGGAGCGTCACAGTCTCCGGGATCGGCGTGCTGCGGTTCATGCGGCCGCCTCGATGCCGCCGGCCAGCATCTCGCGCGCGAGGCTGCCGAGCCCGTCGACGCGCAGCCGGACGTTGAGCCCGTCCGTGCCAATGTCCACGCGCTCGACCAGCAACGCCATGATGCGCGCCTGTTCGGCGGGGAACAGTTCATCCCACAGCGGATCGAGCTGCTGCAGCGCCGCGCGGGCGTCGGCCTCGGTGATTCCGTCGTCCTGCGTCCGCGCCGCTTTCCATGTCCCCGCTACGATCTCGGGCTGGCGGAACACAGCGCGCAGTTGGTGAACCACTGCCGCCTCGATGTCGCCAGCGGGCACGCGGCCGACCGCGCAAGCCCCAGCCCCGTGCTTCAGCACCGTCTGGCTGACATAGTAGCGATAGAGCCGACCACCCTTGCGGGTGTGTGTCGGTGAGAACGCTGCGCCATCGGGCCCGAACAGCAGCCCCTTCAGGAGCGCGGGCGTCTCGGCGCGGGTGCGGGCGGCGCGCTTGCGAGGGCTCTCCTGCAGGATGGCGTGAACGCGGTCCCACGTCTCGCGGTCGATGATCGCATTGTGCTCGCCCGGGTAGCTGTCGCCCTTGTGAACCGCCTCACCGATATACGCGCGGTTGGACAGCATCCGATAGAGGTACTTCTTGTCGATCCGATTGCCGCGCGGCGTGGCAATGCCCCGCGCGCCGACCTCGCGGGCCAGCAGCGTGCAGGAGCCGATTTCGATGAATCGGGCGAAGATCCAGCGCACATGCTCGGAGTTCTCCTCATCGACCAGAAGCTTCCGGTTTTCCACCCTGTAACCGAAGGGCGGCACCCCGCCCATCCACATGCCCTTCTTCCGGCTGGCTGCGACCTTGTCGCGGATGCGCTCTGCAGTGACCTCGCGCTCGAACTGGGCGAACGAGAGCAGGATGTTAAGCGTCAGCCGGCCCATCGACGTGGTCGTGTTGAAGGACTGCGTGACCGAGACGAAAGTCACGCCGTTTCGGTCGAACACCTCGACCAGCTTGGCGAAATCCGCGAGGGACCGGCTGAGGCGGTCGATCTTGTAGACCACCACCACGTCGACCAGCCCGTCCTCGATATCCTCCAGCAGCCGCTTCAATCCGGGCCGCTCCAGCGTGCCGCCCGAGATGCCGCCGTCGTCATACTGATCGCGGACCAGCACCCAGCCCTCTGAGCGCTGGCTGGCGATGTAGGCTTCGCATGCCTCGCGTTGGGCGTGGAGCGAGTTGAACTCCTGCTCCAGCCCTTCCTCGGATGATTTCCGAGTGTAGATCGCGCACCGCAGCTTTCGGACGATCGGCTTCGTCATGTCCGCGCCCTCCGGTTCTTGAGCCCGAAGAACACCCAGCCGTTCCAGCGCGTGCCGGTGATGGCTCGCGCGATGGCCGAGAGCGACTTGTACGGCCGCCCTTGCCACTCGAACCCGTCTGCGGTGACGGTGACGACGTGCTCAACGCCCTGCCACTCGCGGATCAGCCGCGTGCCGGCGATGGGCATGGTGTCGGCGCGGACGCGGCTCTTCTTGCGGTCACCGCCGTCGAGGTCCTCCCCCAGCCGTTCCAGCCGCCGGATGGTCTCGGGCTTCAACCCGCCATAGGCCAGTTCCTGGATGCGATAGGCCAGCCGGCTCTCCAGGTAGCGGCGGTTGAACGGCGGCGGCTCGCTGTCGAACAGATCGCGCCACTGCGCCTTCAGGTCTGCCGTCGAGGCGGCCTTCAGCGCGGCGAGGCGCGCGGGGATGGGATCGTGGGTCGTCATGCGGTTCTCCGGTGAGTTGGAGTTTCATGACGGCATGCGCTCGCCGGAGAGTGTAGGTGAATTTCTCCAGTATCGTCAGAAGGTTCGCCCACTTCCCGCAGTCGAAGTCGGACCAGCCCGAGCGCCAGCAGGCCGCACAACTCGGCGCGGCGCTCGGCGGGGGTCATCTGGTCGGGTGGCAGTGGGTTCGAGCCCAGCCGTGGGTATGTCGGGGCGTTTCGCATGAGGGAAACGCTACCCGCGCACTCTCCGAAAACAATCGGATTCAAAGGCTTATGGGAGTCCCGCGTAAGCCTGCGCAGAGGATGGGAACCGGCGGAGCCTCAGTGACGTGTCGCCGGCGCGACCTGTGCATCGGTGTCTAGAACCAGCGCCGATCTCCAGAGCGGCGTTTTCATGAACACCGCCTCCTCGCAGCGATAGCTGGTCGTTCCCCGCTCCTGCTGCAACAGGCCAGCCCAGCAGAGCGGGCGCAGGACGTGGATGTAGAGCTGGCCCATCACCTCGTCGTAGCGCGGGAGAGGTCCCTTCTCAGGCTCGCCGAAGAATACGCGGCGGAGGTGCGCGCCCGTGGCGCCGTCCTCGGTCTCGACGTTGAGCACGTTCAGGAACACGTCCCAATTGCCCAGGATCGGCGCGTCGTCGAACCGCGACATGCTGGCGTGGTTGATCCGGAACAGGAAGAACGGGACGACCGTGCCGAAAATCCGGCCGGGATGGCCCGTCAGCGCCTGGCCGGTCTTGGTCAGGCGGAACTCACCCTTGTAGTGCCGCCCGAGCTTCATCGCGATCATCAGGTCGTGCAGCACCATGAGCGGGGCGAAGTCAGGCTCGTTCAGCACCTTGTTGACGGCGAAGAGGTCCGCCTCGGTGTGGCCGGGCCAGTCGAACGCGGCCGCGGCCCAGTGCACGAAGACCCGCTTGAAGGCCTTGGACGGCGTCAGGGGGATGCCGCCATGCTCGCCGATCCAGGCGAAGGTCTTCTCCATCCCGCGCACCAGCGGCGAGAACCCCAGCGCCGGATCGGCATCGTCCATCTCCCGCAGCGCGATCACCTCAGATCTCCCGCGCGAACCATCGGATGCGGCCGACGATGTGAATCTCGTCTGCCGTTCTTTCGTATTCAGGATAGTGCTTGTTGTCGGAGATGACGCGCACCGCGGGCGGGTCGCTGTTGGGGATGTGCTCCAGCCGCTTGGCCACCAGTCCCATCCCGTCGTCCAGAACGAAGATGCCGGGCGGGTTGGGGGCGCGACGGGTCATGTCGACCAGCACCGCGTCGCCGCTCAACAGCGTCGGCGCCATGCTGTCGCCTTCGACATGCATGATGCGCAGCTGCGACGGAGTGGCCTTGAGGCTGTTTCGGATCCAGGAGCGGCGGAAATGATAGACCCGGCCGGGCGTGTCGCCGTCCTCGGTCACGACGGCGCCGCCGCCCATCGCGGGGCGCGGGGTGGCGTGGGCGATGGCAACGAAGGCGTCGTCAGGATTGTCCAGGAAGGGGGGCTTCCCCTCCACCTCACCGATGCCATGGATCAGCCAGTCGCGATCCACCTTCAGCACGCGGGCGACCTCGGCCAGCCGGTCTATGCCAGGGCGCGTCGAGCGTCCGCGGAGGATGTCGTAGACGAACGAACGGTTCACGCCGGCCATCTCGGCGACGTGGGCGGGACTGATGCCGAGCTGGTTGGCCCGGGCTCTGAGGCGGTCGGAAAGCGTGTGGTGCTCGGTCATGTCATCCCCACCCAACTGTGGATGAAATAGGATAAAATAGGATTGATCGAAGCCCGTCAAGCGAATAAGAACAGAAGGTAAACATCTTACACGGGAATCGGGGCGGAGGGCAGCGAATGCACATCGACAAATCGTACTTCACGCTTCCCGAGATCCTCGAGCGCTGGCAGATCACGGAAGCGGACCTGATCTACCTTGCGGAAAACGACAAGCTCCGCCTGTCGGTGCGCGTGTTCGGCGTGCCGATCGAGTTCGGCGACATCGAGGAGGACGTGCGAGGCGAGACCTGCCGGGTGCCGTGGGAGCAGAACTACTACAGCGGCCTGCTCGATCTCCATGCCCGTGATGTGTTCCAGCTTTTCCGGTACGGTGAGGTTCATCTCGCGAGTTTTCGGACGCCGAGGGCCGACTACGCGGAGACCTGGGGCGATGCGCAGCCCGTCCTCGTCATGATCGGCGACCTGCTGCTAAGGCGCGATGAACGCGACCGTTTCGAGGTCGAGACCGGGTTCTCGCCCGGCGGACAGCCGATGGAGGAGGCCACCTTCATCCACTCGGCCGACTATCTCGAGGTTCGCTGCAACGGCTGCCGGTTCAAGCTGGGCCCGATCCAGGCGGAGGTCGTGCGCGCGCTGCACGAGGCCGCGCAGGCCGGCGCGCCCTGGCAGAACGGCAAGGCGATCCTGTCGCGCGCCGGCTCGAAGAGCCTGCGCATGGCCGACGTCTTCAAGTCGCAGAAAGACTGGCGGCATCTGATCCGCTCCGACCGGCGCGGCGGCTACCGTCTGAATCTCGACTGACCGATCCCCGTCCGCCCGGTCCCTGTGGGATCGGGAGGGGGACGAGTGAGGGATGGTGGGGGATGACGGCGCCCCGCCAGCGGCCAAGAGCCAGTCCCGCAAGGGCCGTCTGATCCCCCTCCGCATCCCCCGCCAGTCCCCACGACATCCCACACCGTAATTGCGCACTGTCTCCTCAACGACGACACGAGAGGAGACACCGATGCTGCAGAGGCATTGCCTGAACCAGAAGGAGCTGGCCCGGCGCTGGGGGATCTCCCACCGGACGCTGGAACGCTGGCGCTACAGCGGCCAGGGACCGGCCTTTCTCAAACTCGGCGGGCGCGTGCTCTACCGGCTCGCCGACGTCGAAGCCTTCGAGCAGAGCCAGCTTCAGCGTGCCTTGAAGATCAGCGAGGCGGTCGCGCGCGTCGATCATCCGCGCCGCCAGCTGACCGCGGACCCCGCGCGGGCCGCACGGGTATGCTGATGGTCGCCGCCACCCCGATCGGCGCCCGCGTGGCAACGCCGAAGCTCAGCGATGTCGAGCTCTACGCCTGGATTGCGCAGGCCGAAGCCGGCGCCCGGATCGAATATCACCGCGGCTTCCTCGGGATCGACGTCACGCCGGTGATCTCGACCCTGCCGGAGCCCGAGCGCCGCCAGCTTGCCGATCTCGGTCAGGCCGCGCTGGGCGCCTTCGAGAAGGGCCTCGTCCACCTCGTGCAGGAGCGCGCGGGCCCCGATCGCTTCGCTTACATCGCCGTCGCCCGTCCGAGACCCAAAGCCGCCGCCACCTCGCTTTCGGCGCTGCTCCTCGAAGAGCGCGCCGCGTGATGGCCCTGCCATTCCCTTCGAACGGAGACCCCACCATGCCGCATCCCGACAACGCCCCGCATTTCAACGATCTCGAACGTCTCGCCCTAAGCGACATCGCGGCGCTGGCACCCGAGCTGCTGCTGGATCTGCAGACGACGGCGCTCGCCGAGACCGCCCGCGTGAAGCGGCTGCGGGACAGGCTCGAGGCCGGGATCGCGCAGCGTTACGAGGCCGCCGCCACGGCCGAGCGGGCTGCACAGGGCAAGACCAGCGGCACCGTGCGCGTCGAGGACGAAAACGTCGTGATCGTCGCGGACCTGCCGAAAAAGGTCACGTGGGATCAGGACCGGCTCGCCGCCATGGTCGAGCGCATCCGCGCCGCCGGCGACGACCCGACCGAGTATCTCGAGATCGCCTATCGCGTGCCCGAGCGGCGCTTCGGCGCCTGGCCCGCGGCGATGCGCGAGGGCTTCGCGGACGCGCGCAGCGAGACCACCGGCAAACCCGTCTTCCGGCTCGAGACCGGTGACGCGCGGCGGCGGGACGCCCGAGCGGTAACGCCGGGCAGGTTCCCCTTCGGCACCCGGTCACCCCCGCCGCCGCGCACCCTGAACGCAATCCCGGAGAACCCCATGGCCTTCCGCATCATCACCGCCGACGAACGGCTCTCGGCCGCCGAGAACAAGACCTCGCTCGCCATCTTCGGCCCACCCGGCGTCGGCAAGACAACGCTCCTGAAGACGCTGCCCGCCGAGGAGACGGTCTGCCTCGATCTCGAGGCCGGCATGAAGTCGGTACAGGACTGGCGCGGGGACTCGATCCCGGTGCGCAGCTTCACCGATTTCCGAGACCTCGCGGTGCTGATCGGCGGGCACGACCCGGCCCAGCATCCGAAGTCCTGGTACGGCGCCGAGTATCACGCCTGGCTGCAGCAGCAGTACCTTGGCACCGGCATCGAGGACTTCCTCGCCCGGAAGCGGATCGTCTTCGTCGACTCGATCACCGACCTGACGCGGCAGGCCATGGCCTATGCCCGCCAGCAGCCCGAGGCCTTCTCCGAGCGGACCGGCAAACCGGATGTCCGCGGCGCCTACGGGCTTTTGGGCCGCGAGGTGATCCAGGCCCTGAAGCACCTCCAGCACGCGCGCGGCAAGACGGTGATCTTCGTCGGCGTGCTGGAAAAGGTCACCGACGAGTTCGGCACGACGACATGGCAACCGCAGATGGAGGGCACGAAGGCCGGGCGCGAGCTGCCGGGCATCGTCGACCAGGTGGTCTCGATGCAGCTCTTCGGCCGCGACGCCAAGGGCGACTGGACCCTCGATGAGACCTCCGCCGAGCGCCGGCTCGTCTGCCGCTCCGGCAACCCCTGGGGCCTTCCCGCCAAGGACCGCTCCGGTCGTCTCGACACCACGGAGCCGCCCGATCTCGGCGCACTGATCGCGAAGATCGACGGCCGCGCGCCCACCCAATCCGCAATCCCTTCCTGATCCAGACGCAAAGGACAGACCCATGAGCTACGATCTCAACGACGCCCAGCCCCAGATGGCTCCCATCGGCGAGCTGATCCCCGACGGCACCTTCGCCAAGGTCCGCCTGACCGTACGCCCCGGCGGCGTCGACGGCGCCACGCCGATGGACGCCAAGCTCCTGAAGGCTTCGCAGTCGAGCGATGCGAAGATGCTGGATTGCGAGTTCACCATCATCGAGGGCCCACATGCCCGGCGGAAGTTCTGGCAGAGCTTCACCGTGGCGGGCGGCAAGGTCGATGAGAAGGGCCAGTCGATTGGCTGGAAGATCTCGAAGTCCACCTTTCGGGCGATGGTCGACAGCGCTCTCGGGCTCGATCCCAGGGACGAGAGCCCCGACGCCAAGGCCAAGCGGGTGCTGCCCGGGCTCAAGCATCTCGACGGCATCGTCTTCGCCGCGCGGATCATGGTGGAGCCCGCCTCCAACCCGCAATACCGCGACCAGAACCGGATCGCGAATGTCGTTCTGCCCGACGAGCCGCAACACGGCCCGATCATGCGTGGCGAAACCGTGCCCCCGGAGCCCGTCAACGCCCCGCCGCGCAAGGCCGCGAGCGCGCAGGCAGCAGCCTGGCAGGCGCCCACGCCGGCATGGGGGGCGCAACCGCAAGCCCCGGCGGCGGCTCCGGCATGGGGTGCGCAGGCGCCGGCTCCGCAGCAGCCCCCACAGCAACCGCCCGCCCAGCAACCGCCGGCGTCCCCGCCGTCCGCGCCGGGCGGAGCGCCGGCAACCGGCATGCCCGCCTGGCTCAATGGCTGAGGCGCAGTCGGCAGCGCGGCGGCGGAGGTCAAACCGGCCTTCGCCGCTGCCCGAGGCCCGGCGCGATCCTGCCGGGCCGATGACCCCGGATGAATGGCAGGCGCATGTGACGCGCGAGGCCGCGCTGGAGATCGGACGATGGCTCGAGGCCCGAGGAAGACTGCACGCCCCCATCGCAAGCCTCGGCCTCGGCGACCTCGAAGCCATGGCCAGCAACGCGATCTCGCGCTGGATCGTGCTCCAGTCCGAAAAGCTCCAGAGGGCGGGCTGGCCGCCGGAGGACCCGATCGCGACCTTCTTGCTCGGGTAGCGCTCTGCGCCGTCTGCGCCCGCGAGGCGCGCGGCTTCGGCTATTGCCACGGCCTCCGCTGGGATCGCCACCCCTACCACCGCTTCTGCTCGCGCCGCTGTCAGGACGTGGGCAGCGCCATCGCCCAAAGGAACAACGGCATGATCGACAAGACCGCGCGCGAGGCGCAGGCAATCCGCGATGCGCGGACGCTCTTCGCCGAAGCGCTCACCGACCTCGGACTCATGGAGTCCTTCTTTCACCGCAGCGCCGAGGACATCGACCGCCTGATCGAGGCGGCGGTTACCGGCTACATCGACAGCATGCAGGACCAGGCCGCGCGCAAGGAGCGCACCGGCACGGCCCTCGACGACCCTCTGCCATTCTAGTCGGAGGGCGAAATGACCAATGGTGAAATCTGGAGAACCGTCCCGAGCGTCCCCGATGTGCTGGTGAGCAGCGAGGGGCGCGTGATGCTTGCGCCCTATCGCGGACCGATGCCAAAGGGAGGCGAACGATCCTACGGGGGCACGCCGACCTTCGGCGTGTGGAACAAGCAGGATGCGCGCTTCATCATCGTGGTGCGCGGAACGACCTACAAGGTCGCGAGGCTCGTCGCGGAGGCGTTCCACGGACCCGCGCCATTCGACCGCGCCGTCGTCATTCATCTCGACGAGAACGCCGCGAACAATCGCGCCGACAACCTCGCGTGGGGGACGCAGCGAGAGAACCTGAACGCGCCCGGTTTCCTCGAATACTGCCGCGGGAGGACCGGAGATCGTCATCCCGTCGCGGTCGGCAAGCGTCGGAGGGCACGGTCATGATCGACCTGAACGACGACACCGCGTCCTGCAGCTGGAAGCACCTGCTCGAGGCGGCCACCGAGAACGCCGTCACCGACTTCGAGATCGAGTTCTGCGAGAGCCTCCGCGAGAAGCTCGCGCGGCTCGGCGAGAGCGCCCGGCTGACAGACGCGCAGTTTCACAAGCTGACCTGCATCGCGCAGGCCGGCGGGTTCTGGGAGCGCGAGCGATGATCGACCTGAACCATGGCTCGGGTTTCCTCTACGGCGCCGGCGCGCCACGCCCGCCCATCGCGGAAGCCGTGTCCGCCGCCATCGATACGGCGTTGTCCGCGCGCCACCGCGCGGAGCGCCCGCGGACCTATGTCAGTTCCTCGGGTCTCGGCCGCGACTGCCTGCGCCAGATCCAGTACGACTTCCTCGCGGTGCCGAAGGACGAAGGCCAGGAGTTCGCGCCGCGCACGCTGCGCATCTTCGAGGCGGGCCATAGGGCCGAGGACATCGTCGCCGGCTGGTTCCGCATCGCCGGCTTCGACCTGCGCACCGCGCGCCCCGACGGCCGCCAGTTCGGGTTCGAAGCCCTCGGCGGTCGCTTCAAGGGCCACATAGACGGCTGCTTCGTCTCGGGCCCCGTCGCGATGGACTATCCCGCGCTCTGGGAAAACAAGGCGCTCGGGGCGCCAAGTTGGAAGGACGTGGTCAAGCGCGGCGTCAGCCTCGCCCGGCCGGTCTATGCCGCCCAGATCGCGCTCTATCAGGCCTATATGGACCTGCCGGCCCCGGCGCTCTTCACCGCGCTGAACCGCGACACGATGGAATTGCACGCCGAGCTCGTGCCCTTCGATGTGCATCTCGCGCAGGAAATGTCGGATCGCGCCGTCGCGGTGGTGCGGGCCTCCGAGGTGGGGGAATGGTTGCCGCGCGCCGCGGCCGAGCCCACGGCGGTCCTCTGCCGGGGTGGCATGGCGGCCGGCAAGTGGCATGCCCCCTGCGCCTGGGCAAAACGATGCTGGAGTGAGCGACCATGATGCCCGACGCCTATGAACTCAAGCGGATCGTGCGCGCGCATCGCGAGCGGTTCTGGTGCTCCGACCTGCTCGGAGCGGCGGAGTTCGCGCCGATCTATTTCTTCGACGATCAGGCCGCCTTCGATGGCGAAATCGTCGACCGCGCGATGACCCGGGTCTTTACCGGTCCGCTTCGGCTGCCGCATCCGTCCGTGATCTTCGAGGTCCGCGAGCAGCGCGCGTCTCCCTCGGGCCTGATCGTCTGCGCCCGCGCCGACGGCGACATCGTCGAGGCCACGTTCCTCATGCGCAAGCGGGCGCCGCGCGGCTGGACGGATTGCCTGGTGCGGGTCTGGATGCATCCGGACGGCAAGGCGGAGATCGAGGGCAACCCGGCCGAGCGGAGCGACGAGACGGTCCGCGGTCACGGCGAAGTCGCCGCCGGCATCGTCTGGCGCGCGCTGACCATCCTCGGCGCCTCACCTGAAATCCGCGACCGCAAGGTATCGCTCGCGAAACGGTCCCGCCTCGCCCGCGAGGGCGTGCGCGAGTGGGTCTGGCGCCAGGTCGCCGTCGATCCGGCGCGTCTGCGCGCGGCGACGCCGCCGCAGGGCGGCAGTCACGCCAGCCCGCGCTGGCACATCCGCCGCGGGCACTGGCGGCAGCTCGCCGACGGTCGCCGGGTCTTCGTCCGTCCGTGCGAGGTGGGCGATCCGACCCGCGGCGGGATCGTCAAGGATTACGCAGTGGAGGCGCCCCAGCCATGACCGAGTTCACCCCATCCGCCACGCAGGCTGCCGCGATCCGCGAGATCAAGGAGTGGTTCGAGACCCGCACCGAGCAGCAGCAGGTGTTCCGCCTGTTCGGTTATGCAGGCTCCGGCAAGACCACCGTGCTGAAATTTGCGCTCGACGAGCTCGGCCTCTCGCCCCACCGCAGCGCGAAGGACGGCCGCTGCGTGCCCGGCGTCGTCACCGCCACCTTCACCGGCAAGGCCGCGCTGGTGCTGACCCGCAAGGGCACGCCTGCGCGCACCATCCACAGCCTGATCTACTCGGTGATCGAGTCGACCGAGGAGGAGATCGAGGACGCCGCCCGCAAGATCGCGATGGCCGAACGCGACGCGCTTCGCCTCACCGGGTTCGCTCGCACCACGGCCGATGCCGCGATCGAGGCGATGCGCCAGGGGCTCTCGGCCATGAAGCATCCGCGCTTCGCCTTGAACCTGCAAAGCGACGCCGCCGACGCCCGGCTGATCGTGCTCGACGAGGTGTCGATGGTCGGCGAGGAGATGGCGCGCGACCTGATGAGCTTCGGCAAACCGATCCTCGTCCTCGGAGATCCGGGCCAGCTGCCGCCGATCCGGGGCGAAGGCGCATTTACCCGCGACGAGCCCGACGTGATGCTGACCGAGATCCATCGCCAGGCGGCCGAGAGCGCGATCATCCGCCTCGCCACCATGGCGCGCGAGGGGCGGCCCATCGGCTTCGGCGTCTACGACGATCACGTCGCCAAGCTCCGCAAGGGCGACATCACGCCGGAACAGGCGCTGCGCGGCGGCCAGCTGATCTGCGGGCTGAACGCCACGCGGCTGCAGATCAACAACGCCATGCGCGCGGCGGCCGGACTCGGGGGGACCTGGCTACCCACCGGACCGGCCGAGAAGATCATCTGCCTGAAGAACCAGAACGATCTGGGGCTGATCAACGGGATGTTCGTGACGCTCGAGGACATCGTCGACGAGGGCAGCCTCTACTTCTCGGCCGTCGTCCATGACGAGGACGGGCGCCACATCGGCGAGCCGTATGAGGACGGGCGTCCGGGCCGGCTGCGCATCTACAAGGGGCATTTCGAGGACCATGTCGCCTACGACGACAAGCGCCACGACCGCGACTACAAGGAGAAGCGCCTGCTGACCGAGGCAACCTTCGGCTGGGCGATCACCGCCCACAAGGCGCAGGGCTCGCAGTGGGAGAACGTCATCGTCTGGGACGACGGGCTGGGCCGAAACGAAATCGACCGGCGCCGCTGGCTCTACACCGCGATCACCCGGGCCGAGCGCGGGCTCGTCCTCCTGGCCTGAGGGGTGCGATGATCGACCTCAACGACATCGCGGTCCCGAAGACCCGGCATGATCTCGCGGCGGTAAAGGAGCGGCTCGCCTGCACCGCGGCCGACTGGCTGCCGGGGCTCTTCCCCGAGGCCCGGCTCGCGCGGGACCGTCGCAGCCTGCGTTGCGCCGATCTGTCGGGGCGCCCGCCGCGCAAGGAGGGGTCCTGCACCATCCATCTCGACGGGCCCTATGCCGGCTGGGGCTTCGATTACGCAACAGGCGAGCGGGCCGGCCCCATCGACCTGATCGCGCAGGCGACCGGCCTCTGCGACGGCGCGCTCTTCGACGAGGCGGCGCGGTTGGCGGGGATAGACCATCCCGCGCCGCAGCCCGGGCCAGCATCGCTACTCCGTTCGCGCCCCGACCATTCGGCCGAAATCGCCCGCCTCGTTGACGGGGCGGTGCCGCTCGCGGGCACGCCAGGCGAGGCCTACCTGCGCGCCCGCGGGCTGTCGGATCCCGGATCGCCCGACCTGCTGTTCCATCCCGACTTGCCGGACTTCGACAGCTGCCGCGGCTGGCCTGGCCTGATCGCGATCCTGCGGCTGCCGGACGGGGAGCGCGCACCGGGTATCCATCGCACGTTCCTGCTCGACGACGGCAGCGCCAAGGCGCCTCCGGGCAAGAAGATGCTCGGCAGCGTGAAGGATGCCTTGGTCCGGCTGTGCCCGATGCCGGAGGACGGGCATATCGGCATCGCCGAGGGGATCGAGACGGCGCTCGCTGCCCATGCGCTGTTCGGCACGCCGGTCTGGGCGGCCCTGTCCGCCGACGGTCTGGCGCGGTTCCAGTGGCCCGATGGCACTAGGTGCGTCACCATCTACGCCGATGCCGGGGACGCAGGTCGCCAGGCGGCCGCGACGCTTTCGGACCGCCTGAACCGGGCCGACATCCCGAACGAGATCGTCGCCCCGCTCCATGGCGACGACTTCAACGACGATCTGCTGCGCGGGGCGCGCGCCGAGGACTACACGCTCGACAGGGAAACTGCAGCGGAGCCGCAGGCCGCGGATCGTATCGACCCTGAGACGGTCACACCCGTCGTCACGTCCGTCGACGATCCCGCCGCCCTGATCGCCGCGGCCGAGGCGCTGACCAACCCGCCCGAATTCGAAGCCCTGTCCACGCTGCTGGGGCGCATCGCGCTGGCAAAGCTCGACCCGCTGCCCGAACGACAGGTCATCGCAAGGATCAAGTTCGCGACCGGGATCGGCATGTCGGTCCTGACCCAGCAGCTGGCCGAACTCCGCCGCCGCGTGAACGCCACCGGCGATCCGCACGCGCCGATCCCGAAGCCCGCCTGGTTCAGGCGGCTCCGGCTCGATCTGGCCGGCGCGCCCGAGCGCAACGAGGCCAACGTCATCGTCGCCCTGACCTCCGATCCGGCCTTCGCCGGTGTGCTGGCCTTCGACGAGTTCGGGCAGGAGATCGTGGTGCGCCAGGCGCTGCCGTGGGATTGTGCCGCCGTGTCCCTCCCGCGCCCGTGGGAGGACGCCGACGACATTCGCACCGCCGAATGGCTGCAGCTGCGCGGCATCAACGTGGCGCCGGTGGTCGTGAGCCGCGCCGTCGGTGCCGTCGCCCGAGAACTGCGCATCCATCCCGTCCGCGACTGGCTCGACACCCTGAAATGGGACGGCACGCCCCGGATCGAGACCTGGACGAGCATCTATCTCGGCGCCGAGCCGACGGCGTTCCATCACACCATTGGCGCGCTCTGGCTGATCTCGGCCATCGCCCGCATATACCGGCCCGGCGTGAAGGCCGATCACATGCTGATCCTCGAGGGGCCGCAGGGTGCGCGAAAGTCCACCGCCATAAAGGTGCTCGCCGGCGAGGAATGGTTCACCGACGAGCTGCCGGAGCTCGGGTCCAAGGACGCGGCGCTGCACATGCAGGGCGTCTGGATCGTGGAGATTGCCGAACTCGACGCCATCGGCCGCGCCGAGGTCTCGCGCATCAAAGCGTTCCTGACCCGCACCACCGACCGCTTCCGCCCGCCCTACGGGCGCTACACCGTCGAGGTGCCGCGCCAGTGTGTCTTCGCCGGCACCGTAAATCCAGACACCTATCTGCGCGACGAGACGGGCAACCGGCGCTTCTGGCCGCTCCGATGCGGCGCCATCGACATCGCCTCGCTCGCCCGCGACCGGGACCAGCTCTGGGCCGAAGCCGTTCACCGCTTCCGCGCCGGCGCGATCTGGTGGATCGACGACCCGGCGCTGCTGGCCGAAGCCCGCGAGGAACAGGACCGCCGCTACCAGTCCGACGCCTGGGACGACCTGATCGAGCACTGGCTGACCCACGAAATTCGGACCATCTCGGATGGCTTCCCCGACTACGGCAACTCCCGTACCGAGAGCGTTCCGCGCGCGGAGCCGCTGCGGGACGTGTCGGTCGGCGAGATCCTAGAAGAGGCCATCGGGCTCGAACCGGCCCGCTGGACCCGCGGAGACCAGATGCGCGTCTCGGCCTACCTCAAGGCGAACGGCTGGGAGCGATACCGGCGGCGCGACGAAGGCGGGCGCGAGGCGCCGCGGGAGTGGCGGTACCGGAGGGGGCACAATAGTCATTGAACCGGAGCTAAAGGCTTCCTGCGGGCATTCGGAGCTTGCCGATGCTTTCGGATATTCCCAAAATCCGCTATTCAAGCGCAGTTGCAATATACCCGGGTCTCAACGCCGGGCAAGATCAAGAACCACTACGTCAATCTTGCCATCAAGCTCGACAGGCAGGCCTTTTTCAAGTTTCTCTTTCAAGCCGATAGGCTGCAAATTCTCGTGGTTCTTCAGACCCGCGATCTTTTCATCTGCCCCAAACCAGAGAACCAGATAGACCCCCTGTTCTTCTGCTGTTGGATGTACCGCGTAGCGATCTGCAAGCTGCACCTGGGCCGCCGTGAAAAGCTCGGCATTCCATTGGCCTTTGACTTCCACAACCAGCATCTTGCGCCCGGCAGGCGTCTGGATAGAGCATGTAATGTCACATCGATTGCCGCCCGCAAGCTGATGTTCAATCACGTCCGCGAACCCCAGGGGTTCAAGGCGCGGTCTCAGCCAGTTTACGATGCGCCGCGTCGCAGCATTCTCGCCAAGCCGCTGTCCTTTCTCGTAAAACTGGTCGATCACTCCAAGATCACCGCCGAGGACGTCGTCTTGTAATTGTCCAAGGAACTCGACAACGATACGGCGCATGTGCTCGACGCTGGCGGGACGCCCCTGATCAAGCGCTGCTCTGACGGCAGCAGCGCTAGGTGGCGTGAAATCACGCAGGGAAATAACGCGCCTGCTTGCCGCCCGGATGCTCCGCAGATTATTGTGAAACGGAGCCATCCGAGGATCGGCAAGCAGGCCATCTAGGATTGGCAGCACGGCATCTGTCGTATCCCTACCAATCGTGTAGACGATTTCGCTCAGATAGCGATAAGCGGTTTCCGGCTTCGGGCTGCCAGTTCCCCAACTTGACGGAAGTGGGACAGGAGGCCAGCGGTCGACGAACGTATTAAGGATGCGCGCGATCTTGGCGGCACTCAGGTCGGGCCAGCTCGCATGGTCGCCTCTTTGCTCGCTTCTGATATGGTCGAGTTCGAAGATGAAATCGGGATCTCGATCCAGAGCCGCCCAGACCGCAGACTGATCGTCGTCCAGGAACCAGAAATGGCGAAGGAACCAGAAGCGCCGTTGTGCTTCGAGCTTGTGGGGCAGCATGCCCGAGTCAAGGTCTGCACAGCGCTCCCGGATCAATGCGAGCAGATCTGCACGATTACCGTAGCGAACAGCCATATCAAAGAGCCGGTTCAAGGGGTGCTGCGCAATGACCGGAAACTTGCGCAACCAGTCCAAAGGACGGGTTGGCAGCAGGAAATGGAATGTTTCCTTGCGTTCCAGCCAGCTCACGTCTGCGGTTTCGCTGCCAGAGGCGAGCTGAGCTTCAACGTACGCTGTAATGAATGCGTCTGCGTCAGACTCGTTGCGAAAAAGCGATGCGTCGACCGCTTCCTCGAATTGTTCGCGTTCATCCTCGCTGACCCCATTATATCCGCCGATATCCGTGCGAACCGCAGCGAGGATGCGCCGATCAATATGCGTCAAGTCGCAGGAGGCCCTGAACTCGGCGACACAGGCGGCATGGAGCCTGAAAACGCTTGCGCGGGCGGTGTTCAACGCACACTGCTCCAAGGTCGGGATGTCATCGCCGATAGTGCGGAGGTAGTTACGCAGCGCCGCATCCACATCGATCAACCCGTGCGTAAGTTCCTGCATTTCATCGGGCTGAATGAGATAGTACTGCGCGATGTGTGTTAGCCAACCCTTGTGACGGCCAGCCTCGATAATGCTGCGATCTCTGGTCAGTGATTTGACCGCGGCGCTTTCAGCAGCGCGTTCCCGACGGCGCTGACGGGCATGAAAGCGAAAGCGTCGGTCACGGTTCTGCTGCCAGCTGCGGAATTGCCTACGTTGCCTTATTGCCCACCTAGCAAGAAACTCTGGGTGCTGCTGCGCTTGCTGTCGTGCATACTGCCGAAGTTCGTCCGGACCCCTTTCGGTTCGTGCTCGATAGAAGTTGTGCGAGTAAACGAAAAAGTCCCAAAGCTCGACATTGCCTGTTGCAAGTGCATGATCCATCATCGGCCGGATATCGTCATACAGAAAAGAAAGGCCCGCATGGCCGTATCGATCTGTTCCTTCGTCGATCATGGCCTCCCGGGTAGTTAGCCCGTCGAACATCAGTCGTTGAATATCACGACGCAGGTGATGTTCCTCGTGCAGGATGCGGACTGCCGGGCTATCCTTGGCACCGACCGGGCGATGGAAATGAAGCGGTTTCAACCAGCCCCAGATCCTTCCCGGATCCCGCGGCTCCTCGGCGATTTCGAAATATCTGTCTAGCAGATGCCCAGCAATCTTGCTGATGCCATCCCGGCAGTGACATTCCCATGAGCGCGCACCACAAGTGCAAGCCAAGCCCTGTGTAATCTCATCAAGCAGCCAGCCACACAGATCGGCGTCGAAATCTCGCATCAGAATTCGTATGAAATACCGCGATCCGATCACGCGCTCGCGCTTCGTTGGATCAGTCGGATACAAGCTGGCGCTGGCCAGAAGCAGATCGCGAAGCTTTTCGCGAGGTAGCCGGCCCACCCCCACGTGGGTAACAGTCTTTGCAGCAAGACGCAGGGACTCGTTCGTGCCAGACGCGATTAGCGGATCGATGATAGGTGCGAGGTCAAGCTTTTCTCCTACGAGGCAATCGAGCGCTGCGTGCCTGCACTGTGGAGTAGCAGTGTCGTCCAGTACGATCGCTTCCAGTTCTGGACGAAGCGAGGTGACAGCAGGCGAGCCCGATAGAAGCTCCAGCAGCAATGCGCGCAAGTCGCCTCCGCCTTCGCGGACGATCATTGGGCGAATCGCATCAACGATGTCGGGAGAAAAGAACCCCGACGCGCTGAAACTTCGCCAGCGATCTACGCGGCGGAAGAAGGGATCATCGGCCTCCAGTTTGCCGAGCGCTTCAAGAAGTCGATGTCTGGACCTAACCGAGAGACGCGATGGATCCCCGTTTGAGAGGACGGCATATGGGTCAACGTCGATGGCCGCATCTTGGACATTCTGGCTTCCTAAAGCAGCCATCCAGCCAAGGAGACCACGAAGATCATCGCGGGTGGCTCCGTTCGGAGCGACGAGGCTCAGACACTGTTTTGCGGTGAAGGTGCTTGCAGGATCGTCAATTCGCTGGACAAGCGCACGGGCTGCACAATGCTCCGCAACGATGCGATGGACAGGTTCATGTCGGTCGGCGCCAGTGGCTGGTCGAAAGAGGCGGGTGTCGAGGATCGAAGCGACTCGTTGGTCGGCCAGCCCAAGGTCCTCGATACGTGGAAACGTCGGGCCTTCGGCGAAATCAGCCGTTGAAACGCCATCGGAACCTGACAAGAGAAGTCGTGCAAAGACCTCGTCCGCGAGAGCGATGCGTTGCTCAGCTGTAGGTGCATCTCGTGTGGAAACCGACCTATTCGTTTCGCGAGCGAGATACCGAACCGCGTCGCTGAAAATCTCTTGTCGCTCGGTGAATCGGCCTCCGGCCTGAACGAACGCATCCGCGAACAGGTTTAGGAACTCTGGATTGCCAAGGAGATGAGTTAGGTCGTGACGGGCGGCATCGGAAAGGAAGTCTTCGAACCTAGCGTCGGGATGTCGGTGTCGAAAGAGCAGAGCCTGCTCATATTCATCGAATGGGACTACCCTTGCGAGGATTGGCTCGATACCCATGATGTCATGCAGCAGGCGTGTGTCCGCGTCGCTCCACTCCCCGGATCGGCTTGATAGGATCGTGCGATCTGCCCCCGTGTGACGCAGTTCTTTCAACGTGCGATGAAGACCCGTGGGATCAATGCGAGCAACTTCATCGAATGCATCGACGACGATGCAGGGCGCCCGAATTCTTTCGAAGATGCTGGCCTTGACTGGGGTGGTGCCAAAGCGTGCGGCAAGACTCGCCAGCAGTGCGGATTTTCCCGCTCCTGGTTCGGCTAGAACGATTGCAACGCCGGGTTCGGACAGCAGGTCCGCTTCCGGCAACTGCATCTCACCCAACAACAGCTTACGTGGGATGTGGAACGGCGGCAGTGTCTTGTTCTCTCTAGAAACTCGCAATTCAGACAAAGATGCAACCTGACCAGTTGTGTCGCAAGCTGGAGTAGCGCTCTCCGACGCGAAAGCCTGCCTCGCCGGCACGCGCGTCCGACTTGTCTCGGCTTGTGCCTACCCTTGAGCGGTTCAGACGTTGCACTGTCTCTGTGGCTGTTTGCTGTCCCAACCTCTCCGGTGGTCCCAACCCTGTCCCAACCTCCGGAGGGGGTTGGGGACACAAAAAACCGTTCAAAAACAACGGTGTCCCCAACCTCACCCCGTGGTCCCAACCTTTTGCTACACATTCATGTGGTAGAACGGAAAAGGTCGGGAACATGTTTTTCTATACGAAAAGAGAAGGACCCCCGTTGGGGACACCGAGGTTGGGACCACATCCGGTCAAGCCATTGGAGTGAAACGATAAAGGGCTGTCCCAACCCCCTCGAAGGTTGGGACCACGCGGTCGGAGGTTGGGACCGGGACGGGTTGATCGCCAATCACCTTCGGACGCCGCAGCCATGGTCGTTTTCGCTTTGGCTGAGGACCGCCGGATGCTACATCTTGCGGCGACCAAAGCCGAAGGCCCACAGCTTGTGAGCCTTCACGATGAACACACCGATCCCCGCGCAGGACGTCCGCCCCGAGCCGGACGCGATCAACCGGTCCTGCATCCTCGCCCTCGATCTCGGCACCACGACCGGTTGGGCGCTGCGCAGCCATGACGGACTGATCGCCAGTGGCACGGTCAGCTTCCGCCCCGGCCGCTTTGACGGCGGCGGCATGCGCTACCTGCGCTTCACCAACTGGCTGACCGAACTGGACCGGTTGTCGGGGCCCATCGCCGCGATCTGGTTCGAGGAGGTGCGCCGCCACGCCGGAACCGACGCGGCCCACATCTACGGCGGGTTGATGGCAACCCTGACCTCATGGGCCGAGCTGCGCGGCATCCCTTACCACGGCGTTCCGGTAGGCACGATCAAGCGCCACGCCACCGGTAAGGGCAACGCGCCGAAGGAGGCGATGATCGCCGCGGCCCGATCCCGTGGGTTCTCTCCCGCCGACGACAACGAGGCCGACGCCATCGCCATTCTGCACTGGGCGATCGAGACGAACGGGGGCCTGGGATGAGGTGGTATCCGAAAGGCTACGGCGGCACGCGCCGGGATCCGGATCAGGTAAAGCGCGATGGCTGGCATGACGAAGGAGTGCTCGCCGTCTCCGTCGACGACCACCGCCTGACCTGGCCAGAGCGCGAGCTGGTCCGTCAGCTCGGGGAGAAGCTGTATGGGCCTCGGGCGAACGACCGGGAGGCCGCGAATGTCTGAGTGGACGCCCACCATGGTCGAGGACCGGCTCGAGAGCGCGGCCGACGTGTTCTGGTCGCTGCCCGAGGTGAAGCCGCAGGGCTACTTCAACGCCTGGCCCGAGTATTTCCACAGCTTCGCCGACCAGGTCGGCCAGGAGCCCCGAACCCGCAGGCCCAAGCCCGGTCCGCGTGACATCACGCAGGCCGAGGATGCTCTGCTCTGGCTGCGCTGGCTCGACCCCGCCGACGCGCGCCTGCTCTGGCTCCGGGCGAACCGGAAGCCGTGGAAGCCGATCTGCTGGGAACTCGGCATCAGCCGTGCCACTGCCAACCGGCGCTGGCAGTACGGCATCGCGGTGATCGTCTGGCGGCTGAACGGGAGGCGAGTGCCGAGGAACCGGTCCCTTGCCTACATCGTTGAAAAGGTGTCATGATCCACTACGACAAAACCAGTCGCCCTGGACTCGCGACCCCCCTGTAGGAGATTTTCAATTGATACTGGCTACACTGGACGTTGACTGCTACATGTTGGGGTGACGGCTTGGAGAGGACACAGACATGGGCCATATGAAGGTAGGAAAATTCTTCCGTGTTCAAACCACCGGTCGTGATGGAAGAACCGGGGCGTTTGTGACGAGGCATTCGCCTGCTGGGAGCGAGGTCGTAACTCTCAAGCGTGACGCGTATGTGGCGGCCAAGAAGGCTGCAGCGAAAGCCTTGAAGGCGCGCAAACAGCCGGCATAATGATCGTTGACTAGCGACAATCCTGTATTTGATCTTCTTGGCGCAGAAGGCGACGATATCGAGGCGTTGACTGCGTATGGGCTGTATAAGCGCCATAAGCGAGCGTGGGCCAAGGAATTTACCGCAGCAAACGGTTCTCCACCTACTTCCGCAGATGACAAAGCATTCGCAAAAGTAGCGTCGACTGAAGACCAGCTCGAACGGTATCGGAAAGACGCGCGCGACATTCTAATCGCATTCGCAAACCAGACTGTAGACGAGTCCCGCGCGGACATTGAGCGTGAAGCCATCACTGCGCGCATTGAAAAAGCGGCTACCGAAGTGGGTAGTCAAACATCTTTCTGGAAGCAGGTTGGGTTCGGAATTGTAGCTACGGCGATCAATACCCTCATTCTGATTATCCTTGCTGTTGGTATCAGGCTTTCGGGTATAGATTTCTTGGATATGCTTCAAGAAATTGGTGCGCCGACTGAACTTGAGGACAGCACGTCGGAGTGACCGGCGCCTGTTTGGCGGCAGTCGCGCTTTCCAATGTCAAGCTTCTTCGGTCAACCGAGACAACTTTCGGCGAGACACCGCAAGACGAGACGGATCGCCCCGCTGACGCTATCCATGGCGATATACTCGGGGTCGTGTGCGCGGGCGAACCGACGCTGACACCGGGGTGGACACCGAACCTGGCTTCCAGGGTCCAACAGGGGTCCAGGTCGCCAAGCCTTTGTTTTCCGGTTCCTTTCCGGGCCGAAACGTATGCTGGCGGGCTTGGCGCGATGTATCGCCAGCGACAGGGCCGGATTTTTGGGAAGCCACCGGAGTCCAGCGTCCAGCCGTGACGCCTGAAACCCTCGTAAATTCAAACACCTGATTGGCTGCGCGGGGTGGATACCCCGCGGATGCCGGAGTCCAACCGGAAGCCGGTGGACCCCGCCGCCGGAGTCCACCCGGCCAATGCCGATCGACCATCAACAGGAACCCGCATGACCGTCGCCTTCGCCCCCGAGCGGATCGAGATATGGCCACTTGCGCGCCTGCAGCCCTACGCGAAGAACGCGAAGGTGCACGGGGCCGACCAGGTCGCCAAGATCGCCGCCAGCATGGCCGAGTTCGGCTGGACCGTGCCCTGCCTCGTCGGCGAGGACGGCGAGCTGATCGCGGGGCACGGGCGCGTCCTCGCTGCCACGCAGCTCGGGCTGACCGAGGCGCCGGTGATCGTGCTCGGGCATCTGACCGAGGCGCAGCGCCGGGCGTACCGGATCGCGGACAACAAGCTGACCGAACTCGGCAGCTGGGACGAGGCGCTGCTGTCGGCCGAACTGAACGACCTGCTGGCCGAAGACTTCGACCTGTCGCTGGTCGGGTTCTCCGATGGTGAACTCGACAAGCTGCTGGCTTTCGATCCGGACGGGGGCGGTGAAGAAGAGGGTGGCGCCGGGGGCTCCGTGCCACCGGTGACCATTCCCGAGCCGCCGCGCAATCCGGCCTCGCGCACGGGCGATCTCTGGATCCTTGGCGATCACCGGCTTCTCTGCGGGGACTCGACGAGTTACGACGATGTGCGCCGGCTGATGAACGGCGAGCGTGCGGTGCTGTTTGCCACCGACCCGCCATACCTCGTCGACTACGACGGCTCGAACCACCCGACGCGGAACAAGGACTGGTCGCAGTCCTACGGTGTCACTTGGGACGACAGCTCGCAGGGCGCGGACCTCTACGACGGCTTCATCGCCGCGGCTGTCGCTGAGGCGATCACTGAGGACGCGGCCTGGTACTGCTGGCACGCCTCGCGCCGCCAGGCGATGCTCGAGGCCTGCTGGGAGAAGGCTGGCGCCTTCGTGCACCAGCAGATCATCTGGGTGAAGGACCGCGGGGTGCTCACCCGGTCGCACTACCTCTGGAAGCACGAGCCCTGTTTCATGGGCTGGCGCCGTCCGAACCGCCCGCCGAAGATCGCCGAGCAGACGCTGCCCTCGACCTGGGAGATGCCGTCCTTCGCGAAGGAGGAGCGCCCCGACCATCCGACGCCGAAACCGCTCGACGCCTTCGGGATCCCGATGCGCCAGCACGTCGCCCGCGGCGGGCTCTGCTACGAGCCGTTTTCCGGCTCCGGCTCGCAGATCATGGCGGGCGAAGCGAATGGCCGCCGCGTCTTCGCGATGGAGATCAGCCCGGCCTATGTCGATGTCGCCGTCGAGCGCTGGCAGGCCGAGACTGGCCGCGAGGCAGTCCTCGAAGACGACGGACGGACCTTCGCCGAGGTGAAGGCCGAGCGGCTGGGCGAAACGCCGGCCGCACCCGAGGGGACCCACGCGGCCTGACGACGTGGATGGCGTGGCTCTACCTTCCTCCGGTCTGCCTGCCGGAGCCGGCGACGCGTGCCTCTTCGGCCTCTCGCTCTGCTCCGGCGCCGGCGGGCTCGATCTCGGGCTGCACCTCGCACTCCCCGGATATCGCACTGTGGGTCATGTCGAGCGGGACGCCTACGCCGCGGCCGTCCTCGTGGCGCGGATGGAAGACGCGACCCTGGATCGCGCGCCTCTCTGGGACGACGTTGCCACCTTCGACGGCCGCCCATGGCGCGGCGCGGTGGACATCGTCACTGCGGGCTACCCGTGCCAGCCGTTCTCCGTCGCGGGCAAGCGCAGGGGCGCGGACGACCCGCGTCACCTCTGGCCGCATGTCGCCCGCATCATCGGCGAGGTCGAGCCGCCCTTCGTGTTCCTCGAGAATGTCGCCCATCATCTCCGCCTCGGCTTCCCCGAAGTCGCCGGAGGACTGGTCGGCATGGGCTACCGCCTTGCGGCAGGCCTCTTCACGGCGGCGGAGGTCGGTGCGCCGCACCGGCGCGAGCGGCTCTTCATCCTCGCCCACCGCGAGCGCGACCATCTGGCCGACCCCGCGCGCCTGTTCAGGGACGCGGTCGAGCGGCGGCAACCGGACGGAGATGATGCGACTCTGGATGACGCCAACGGCGCGGGATCACAAGGACGGGGCGACGAGCCTCGCGAACACGCCGGTGAACGGGCTGCTTGGCCGCCAGGTCCTGGTGACGCCGACGGCTGGCGGGCGTTCCTGCGACACGCCCCGGACCTTGAACCCAGCATTCGTCGAGGCGCTGATGGGCTGGCCCACCGGGTGGACCGGCTTCGGCTCTGTGGCAACGGAGTGGTCCCGCTGGTCGCGGCGCATGCGCTCCGAACTCTCGCAGTTGAGCTGCTGGCCGATGGATGAGGGTGCGCGATGAAACAGAGCCGAGCCATGTCGCTGGTCGAAGCCATCGCTAACGTGGCGGTAGGCTATGGTGTCGCCGTCATCACGCAGATCCTCGTCTTCCCGGCCTTCGGGCTGCACACGACGCTGGCGCAGAACCTTAAGATGGGTGCGGTGTTCACGGTGGTGAGCATCGCGCGGTCCTATGTCCTGCGGCGGCTGTTCGAGGCGATCCGCATCCGTGAGCCCAAGTCGCCGAATGACGGAATGAAGGTGACGCGCTCTCGTCCGGTGAAATACACTCGCTTCGAGAGGGAGGAACGAAGCGAATGTCGGGCGGACAAAAGCATTGGGACGGGGTCTATGGTGCGAGGTCGGAAGACGAACTGACCTGGTTCGAGGCCACGCCCGGCCTTTCGCTCGAACTCGTCCGTGAGCACCTGCAGCCGGGTGAGCCGTTCATCGATATCGGCGCCGGCGCGTCGCGCCTCGTCGATGTCCTGCTCGATGAGGGCTTCGGCCCCCTCACCGTGCTGGACCTGTCAGGCGCCGCATTGGCGGTCAGCAGGCAGCGTCTCGGCGCTCGGGGCGACGACGTCGCCTGGACCGAGGCGGATATTACGACATGGGAGCCGGAACGGGCCTACGCAGTCTGGCACGACCGTGCGGTGTTCCACTTTCTGACCGCAGTCGACGACCGTGCCGGTTACGCCCGCGCGCTTTCGGACGCCCTGCGACCGGGTGGGATTGCGATCATTGCGACCTTTGCGGATGACGGACCGGAGATGTGCTCGGGTCTGCCCGTGGTGCGCTATGCGCCCGAGGCTCTGGCGCAGGAACTCGACAGGTTGCTGCCGGGGCAGTTCGATATGATTGACGCTAGACGCCATCTGCACATCACGCCGAAGGGCAACCGGCAAAGCTTCCAGTACAGCGTGTTCCGGAAGACGGATCACTGAAACGAGAGCCGCCGCCCCGAGCGGGACGGCGGCATCGGACCGTGGTGATCTGCGGCCCTAGTCGCTGGGCAGGCTGTAAACCCGCCCGCGGCCCTCGACCTTCTCGGAAGTCACTTCGAGTCCGAGCTTCTTCTTGAGCGCGCCGGCGAAGGCGCCTCGGACCGTGTGCGGCTGCCAGCCCGTTTCGGCGACGATCTCGTCGATGGTCGCGCCGCCCTCGGCGCGGAGCATCTCGATCAGCTTCGCCTGCTTCGTGCCTGCGCGCGGTGCGCGCGCCTTGGGTGCGGGGTCGGCGTTGGCGGGAGCGTCCTGCGGGGGCTCTGGGCTCTGCGCCTCGTCGGCGCCCGTGGGCGCGCTGTCGCCTCCCTCCGGCTCGACGCCGATGGCGGCGAGACCCGCGTCCGTGATGTGCAGAAGGATGGCGCGGCCGTCCTCGTCGTTGCGCCAGATGCGGTTGAGGGCTGCGTCGGCCTTGGTCCGGCTGTCGGTCGTGGTCTCGGCGACCAGCCCGCGGGAGAGGAGCGCGCCGACCACCTTGGCGGCGGCGCCGCCGCGAAGGGAGCCGGGGAGCGGCAGGACGTTGCGGTCCTCGTTCTGCGCGGCGGCGCTGAGGATCACGAGCTGAGTGTCGGAAAGCTTGGTCATGGGGTCGTCTCCGTGTACGGGGCCCGCGACATGCGGCGCCTTCTACGACCCCGAGCCGCGCAGGGCGCGCGGCGGGAGTTCCGGCGGGGCCGGAGATCACTCGGCGTGTTCGCCCTCGCCGAACGCGCTGTCGGTGATGCGCTTCAGGAGGCTGGCGTAGTGCTCCAGCGTGCCGACCATCGCCCAGCCCACCTCGTCGGGCGCGCAGTTGAAATGGTCGTCGCTGAGCGCCTGAAGGCGGGCGAGCATCTCGTCGATCTCGGCCTTCTTGCCGATGAAGGCCGCGAGCGCGGCTTCCTTGTTCCGGCGCGCCTTCTCGGCGCGGAGTTCGTGGCGCGGGGTGGTGATCTGGTTCAGGCGGGTGGTCATCGGGGTGGCTCCGTGGTGAGTTGCATCGTCCTCCTGGAGACACGTTCCCTCTGTCCGCACCGCTTATCAACTCGATAAGCACATGATTCTGAATGATAATCGGAGCCTTCGATGCTGGGCATGAGCGAGCGCCAGTACGCCGCCCATGTCGGGTTGTCGCGCGGCGCGATCCAGAAGGCGAAGGCCGCCAGCCGGCTCGTCCTGCACGAGGATGGCAGCATCGACGCAGCGGCGTCCGACCAGCGGCGAGCCGAGACGACGGATCCGTCGAAGACCAGGAAGCCGGCGTCGCCGAAGCTGAAGCCCGTGCCCGAGGCCGCCGTCGCCGCCGTCGGCGACACGCTACGGGAACAGGGGCTATCCGCCCCGGCCATGGGTGGCGGCACGACGTTCCTGCAGGCCAAGACCGCGAACGAGGTGCTGAAGGCGCAGGAGCGGCGCATCCGGCTCCAGAAGCTGAAGGGGGAACTGGTCGACCGTGCGCGGGCGGAGACGCTGATGTTCCGGCTCGCGCGCGACGAACGCGATGCGTGGGTGACCTGGCCCGCGCGAGTTGCCGCGCTGATGGCCTCGGAGATCACCGCGGCGCTGGGGGATGCATGCGAGGTGGAGGCGGCGCAGATGCAGAAGGTTCTGGAGGCCCATGTCCGCGCCCAGCTCGACAGCCTCGCGGAGATCCAACCCGGGCTTGGATGAGGATCTCTTCGGGTTCGACGGCGCCGCCGCGCTGATCCGCGCCTGGTCGCGGGGGCTGCGTCCCGACCCGGATCTGACCGTCTCGAGCTGGGCGGACCGCCACCGGAAACTCGCTTCGCGCGCCTCGGCCGAGCCCGGGCAGTACCGGTCCGCGCGCACGCCCTACATGCGCGAAATCATGGACCGGCTCTCGCCCGGCGATCCCACCCATCGGATCGTGTTCATGAAGGCCGCGCAGGTCGGCGCGACCGAGGCCGGCAACAACTGGATCGGCTTCGTCATCCACCAGGCGCCGGGGCCGATGCTGGCGGTCCAGCCGACGGTGGAGCTGGCGAAGCGCAACTCGCGCCAGCGGATCGACCCGCTGATCGACGAGAGCCCCGGCCTGCGGGAGCGGGTGAAGCCGGCGCGCTCCCGCGACGCTGGCAACACGATGCTGTCGAAGGAGTTCGCGGGCGGCATCCTGATCATGACGGGCGCGAACTCGGCGGTCGGGCTGCGGTCCACACCGGCGCGCTACATCTTCCTCGACGAGGTCGACGCCTATCCAGCCTCGGCCGACGAGGAAGGCGACCCGGTCACGCTGGCCGAGGCCCGCTCGCTGACCTTCGCCCATCGGCGCAAGGTGTTCCTGGTGTCGACCCCGACGATCCGGGGGCTCTCCCGGATCGAGCGCGAGTTCGAGGCGTCCGACCAGCGACGGTACTTCGTGCCGTGCCCGCATTGCGACGCGATGCAGTGGCTGAAGTTCGAGCGGCTGCGCTGGGAGAAGGGGCGGCCGGAGAAGGCTGAGTATCAATGCGAGGGCTGCGAGCGGCCGATCGCCGAGCACCACAAGACGAGGATGCTCGAGCGCGGCGAGTGGCGCGCGACGGGAACGGCTACCGATCCCACGACGGCCGGCTACCACCTCTCGGCGCTCTATTCGCCGGTGGGTTGGCTCAGCTGGCAGCGGATTGCTCGAGCGCATGAGGCGGCACGGGGCAGCGACGAGGCGATGCGGGCGTTCCGGAACACCATTCTCGGCGAGACCTGGATGGAAACCGGCGAGGCGCCCGACTGGCAGCGGCTGGCGGACCGGCGCGAGGCATGGACGCCGGGCACGGTGCCCGAGCGCGGGCTCTTCCTGACCGCGGGCGCCGACGTTCAGAAGGACCGGATCGAGGTCGATGTCTGGGCCTGGGGCCGCGGGCTGGAAAGCTGGCTCGTCGACCACCTCGTGCTTGAGGGCGGTCCCGGCGATCCGGCCTGCTGGCAGCTGCTCACCGATCTGCTGGGGCGCACATGGTCCCATGCCTCCGGCGAGCATCTGGCGCTCGCGCGGCTCGCGATCGACACGGGCTACGAGACCAGCGCGGTCTATGCCTGGTCGCGCCAGGTGGGGTTCGCGCAGGTGGCGCCGGTGAAGGGCGTCGAGGGGTTCACGCGAACAAGTCCTGTGACCGGGCCGACCTATGTCGATGCGACTGTCGCGGGCAAGCGGCTCCGGCGCGGCGCGCGGCTCTGGACCGTCGCCACCTCGACCTTCAAGGCCGAGACCTATCGCTTCCTGCGGCAGGACCGGCCGACGAGGGAAGAACAGGCGGCCGGTGCGCTGTGCCCGCCCGGCACGATCCACCTACCGGACTGGGCGGACAGCGAATGGCTCAAGCAGCTGACCGCCGAGCAGCTGGTGACGGTGCGCACGAAACGCGGCTTTGCGCGGCTCGAATGGCAGAAGCTCCGCGAGCGCAACGAGGCGCTGGACACACGGGTCTATGCCCGCGCGGCAGCGTGGATCGCGGGCGCGGATCGTTGGCCCGAAGCACGCTGGGCCGATCTGGAAGCGCAGCTCGGGGTGGCGAAGCAGGACGGGCCCGAGGCTGGTCCGGCGATGGCGCCGTCCAGCCCGACACGAACGACGCCGCGCCGGCGGACGGTGCGCTCGAGCTACATGAGGTGATCCATGGCCACGGCCGCCGAGCTCCGCGCCCGCCGCGACGCGCTGACCGCGCAGCGGTCCTCGGGCGTGGCGCGGGTCAGCTATGACGGCAAGACCGTGGACTACCGCAGCGTCGCCGAGATCGACCGGGCCATCGAGGCGCTGGATCGCGAGATCGCCACGGCCGAGGGGCGTCGGCTTGTGCGGCAAGTGCGCGTGACGACGGCGAAGGGGCTCTGAACCCATGGGCCTCTTCGACCGCTTCCGCCGTCGGTCCGCCGGCGGCCCCGCCGCCGTACGCGCCCGCCTTGAGGGCGCCATGGCGAAGCGTCGGCTGCGCGGCTGGAACCCGCCGCTCGAGAACATCAACGCGCTGGTCGCCTCCGGTGGCCCGCGTCTGCTGGCGCGGTCCCGAGAGCTGGTGGTGACGAACGGCTATGCCGCCAACGCCTGCGAAGCCTTCGCGGCCAACCTTGTCGGCGACGGGATCAAGCCGTCCTCGCTGATCGGAGACGCCGATCTGCGCGACCAGGTGCAGCGGCTCTGGCTCGCCTGGACCGACGAGGCCGATGCGGACGGGCTGACCGACTTCTACGGCCTGCAGGCCATGGTCGCGCGCGAGATGTTCGTCGCCGGCGAGTGCTTTGTCCGGCTGCGCACGCGCCGGACCGAGGACGGACTGCTCGTCCCGCTGCAGCTGCAGCTTCTCCAGTCCGAGATGCTGCCCTTCGAGAAGACCGAGACGGCGGCGAACGGCAACCGCATCCGCTGCGGGATCGAGTTCGATGCGATCGGGCGACGCGTGGCCTACCACTTCCGCCGCCGGCATCCGGGTGACAGCACCGACCAGGGGGCGGTGATCCCGGAGACTGCGCGCGTGCCGGCGGCCGACGTGCTGCACATCTACCGGCCGATCGATGCGGGCCAGATCCGGGGACTACCGCATATCGCGCCGGCGATGGTGCGGCTGTTCCTGCTCGACCAGTACGACGACGCAGAGCTCGATCGGAAGAAGACCGCGGCGATGTTCGCGGGGTTCATCACCAAGACCGCGCCGGAAGAGCCCATGATGGGCGAGGCCGAGGCGGACTTGGACGGGGCCGCCATCGCGAGCCTCGAGCCCGGCACGATGCAGGTGCTGCTGCCGGGCGAGGACGTGAAGTTCTCGTCGCCGGCGGATGTCGGCGGCGGCTACGAGGCGTTCCAATACCGCACGCTGCTGGCGGTCTCGGCCTCGCTCGGGCTGCCCTATCACCTCGTCACCGGCGATGTCCGGCAGGCGAACTACTCGAGCCTCAGGGCCGAGCTTGTCGAGTTCCGCCGCCGCATCGGCCAACTGCAGCATGGCGTGATCGTGCACCAGCTCTGCCGCGCGGTCTGGCAGCGCTGGCTGGAGACGGCGGTGCTGTCGGGCGCGCTCGATGCCGATGCTGCGGCGGTGCGGCCGGTGCAATGGATCCCGCCGCGCTGGGACTGGGTCGATCCGCTGAAGGACATCCAGGCGCAGGTGCTGGCGATGGAGGCCGGCATCACCTCGCGGCGCAAGGTAGTCGAGGCCACCGGTTACGACATCGAGGAAGTCGACCGCGAGAACGCCGCCGACGCCGCGCACGCGACGGGTCTCGGCCTGCGCTACCGCACGAGCCCCGGCGAGACGCAAGGCGCCCGCGCGTCTCCGGCAACGCGGGCAACGCCCGGCGATGGCGCCGGCAACGACTCGGACGACGGCGCGGCGACGACCGATCCGGCCACCGAACAGGAGTGACGACATGGCAAGCTGGTATGCGATCCGCGCCCGGGGAACGGGGGCGGAAGTTGCGATCTATGACGAGATCGGCGCCTACGGGGTCTCGGCGAAGGGGTTTCTCAGCGACCTGGGCGCGCTGTCCGAGGGCACGCCCGTCGATCTGCGGCTCAACAGCCCTGGCGGTTCGGTCTTCGACGCGGTCGCGATCCACAACGCGATCAAGCGGCACGAAGGCCCGGTCACGGTCTGGATCGACGGCATCGCCGCCTCGGCGGCCTCCTATGTCGCCATGGCGGGCGACGAGATCGTCATGCCGGAGAACGCCTTCCTGATGATCCATGATCCGGCCGGCCTCGTGATGGGCACGGCCGAGGACATGCGCGCCATGGCCGAGGCGCTCGACAAGGTGAAAGGCAGCCTCGTTTCCGGCTATGCCGCGAAATCCGGCCGGACGCCGGAGGAAGTCTCGGCGCTCATGGCTGCCGAGACCTGGTTCGACGCGTCGGACGCCGTGGCGCAGGGCTTCGCCGACCGGCTGATCGAGCCTGTCCGGATCGCCGCGAACTTCGACATCGGGCGCTTCCGCAACGCGCCGCCGATGTTGGTCGAAGCGATCGGGGCCGAGCCGGAGCCCGACAGCGAGAGCGACGGCGGTGAGATCGAAGCGGAGGAGGACACTGAGGCCGCCGCCGAAGGCGACGAGGTCGCGGACGCCGAGGACCAGCCGGCCCCCACTTCCGATACCCCGGAGCCGCCGGCCGAGACGCCACCGCCCAGTGGCGCGCCGCCCGATCCCGCCGCGATCCGGGCCGAGGCCATAGGCCACGCCCGGGCTGTCGTCGACCTCTGCCTCCTCGCAGGCCAACCGCAGATGGCGGGCCGCTTCCTCGAAGAGGACGCGAGCCTCGACGAGGTGCGCGCCGCGCTCCTCGCCGCCAAGGCCGAGGCCGAGCCCGAGATCGCGCCCCATCACCCGCAGCCCGGCCGCTCCTCGGCCGCGCGCCCCTGGGGCGAGATCGTCGCCCGCACCTTCAAGCTGAAAGGATGACACCATGACCACGCTGGTCGAAGGCACGCACCCCGGCGGCTTCCTCGTCTGGGAAGCCTTCCGCGACTACACCCGCGAGACGATCACCGTCGCCGCCGGCACGCTAGAGCCCGGCACGGTGCTGGGCAAGATCACCGCGTCCGGCAAATACACCGCCCACGAGCCGGCCGCCGTCGACGGCACCGAGACCGCCGTCGCCGTGCTCTGGGGCAATGCGGATGCGTCCGCCGGCGACGTGCCGGCCGTCGCCGTCGTCCGCGGCCCCGCCATCGTCAACCGTCACGACCTCGTCTTCGCCGGCACGCCCAGCGAGGGCGAGATCGCGGCCGCCCACACGGCGCTCCTCGCCGCGGGCATCCTCGTCCGCTGACCCAGTTCCCTTTTTCACGCGCGCCCGCACGCAAAACCGGCATCCACTTTTGCTGGGCGCGCTCCTGACAGGAGGCATCCTCATGGCCACCATGGACATCTTCGAAGGCGATGCCTTCACCATCGTCGAGCTCACGCGCGCGCTCGAAAACATCCCCTACAAGCCCGCGCTGCTCTCGGGCTCGAACCTCTTCAGCCCGCGCGGCGTGCGCTCCCGTACCGTCGTGATCGAGAGCCGGGACGGCACGCTCTCGCTGATCCCGTTCTCGGAGCGCGGGTCGGCCTACGAGCAGCAGGTGCCCGACCGGCGCGAGATGCGCGCCTTCGTCTGCCGCCAGTTCAAGAAGCAGGACGTGCTCTGGGCTTCCGAAATCCAGTCCGTCCGCGACTTCGGCTCCGAGAGCGCCACCCAGCAGGTGCAGACGGAGGTTGCGTATCGGCTCAGGAAGCTCCGCCAGGACGCCGAGACGACCTTCGAGTACCACCTCCTGAACGGCATCCAGGGGCTGGTGAAGGATCCGAAGGACCACGCGACGGTGGTGAACTACTTTACCGAGTTCGGCATCTCGCCTGCCGCCGAGATCGACTTCGACCTCGACAATGCGAGCCCGGCCTCGGGCGCGCTGCGCAAGCGCTGCCAGGCGCTCATCGAGAGCATCGAGGACTCGATGGGCGGGCTCTCGGCCGGCGCCGTGCAGATCCGCGCCGAATGCGGCTCGGCCTTCTTCGCCGATCTCGTGGCCCACAAGGAAGTGCGCGAGACCTACCTCAACACCGCCGCCGCGGCCGATCTGCGAGGGCGCGTCGCCGACGAGGTCAGCTTCGGCGGCATCACCTTCCGCCGCTACCGGGGCGGCGTCGGTTTCACGGTGCCCACCGACAAGGCGTACTTCTATCCCGAAGGGATCGAGGGCCTCTTCGAGATCTACTACGCCCCCGCCGACACCTTCGAGACGGTGAACACGCTCGGCCAGCCTCTCTATGCGCGCACGATCCCCGACCGGGATCGCGACGAGTGGGTGCGGCTCGAGATCGAGAGTAATCCGCTCCCGATTTGCACCCGGCCGCAGGTGCTGCGCTCGGCAAGGCGGACCTGATGAGTGCCTTCGCCACGGCACTGGATGCGCTCTTCGCCGACGCGCATCTCGCGCGCGATGTTGTCTACACCGCCGAAGGTGGCGCGCCGTCGCTGGTCCGCGCCATCCTGCGCCAGCCAGACGAAGTGACCGGCTTCGGCGAGGCGCGTATCTGGTCGGAAACGACCCGGCTGGACCTGCGCCTCGCAGAGGTGGCGACCCCGCGGCCCGGCGACCGCATCGAGATCGACAGCGAGGCCTTCCTGATCCATGGCGAGCCCGTTCGCGACCGCGAGCGGCTGGTCTGGACCGTCGATCTGCGCCCTGTCTGACTGTGATGAAGCTGAAGCTCGACATCACGCCGGACCTCATCGCCGCCATGGCCGCCGAGGTGAAGGCCGGCGAGAAGGCTGTCACCGCCGCCATGCGCGAGGCCGGGACGGGGCTGAAGACCGCCTGGCGCGGCCAGATCACCGGAGCGGGGCTCGGCCGGCGGCTCGCGAACTCGATCCGCAGCCAGACCTACCCGAAGGCCGGCGAGAGCCTGAATGCTGCGGCGCTGGTCTGGTCCAAGGCGCCAGTCATCGTCGGCGCCCACGACACCGGCCCGCTGATCCGCTCGAAAGAGGGCTTCTGGCTGGCAATCCCGACCGAAGCCGCCGGGCGGGGCCTTCGCGGCGGCAAGATCACCCCCGGCGAATGGGAGCGCCGCCGGGGGTTGCGCCTGCGCTTCGTCTATCGCCGCCGCGGCCCGAGCCTGCTCGTCGCCGACAGGGCTCGCATCAATAACCGCGGTCAGGCGGTCGCCTCGCGTTCGAAGACCGGCCGTAACCAGGTCACCGCGCCGATCTTTCTGTTGGTACCGCAGGTCAAGCTGCCGAAGCGGCTCGACCTCGACCGAGACGCCGAGCGGGCGCTCGATAGCGTGTCGGGGCTGATCGTGGCGAATTGGATCGACGTTCGTCTTTGAGCTATTCGACAGAGACAAAGGGGACTAGCGAACTCACACAGACGTCGGCAGGAGGGAATCAATGCGGATAGCTTGCCTCGGATGGGGTTCGTTGGTCTGGGACCCGCGTGACCTGCCGATTAGAGGTTCGTGGTTCGAAGATGGGCCACTGGTCCAAGTTGAGTTTGCTCGTCAATCACGGGACGGACGCATAACCCTTGTCCTCACCGAAGCAGGCGCAATTGTGCGCTCTCTGTGGGCACTAATGGATTGCACAGACATTGAGGCTGCTCGGGAAGCGCTGCGCGCCCGTGAAGGCGTGCCAAAGAGTAAACCAGAGTTTATCGGCTCCCTAGAACGCGGTGGTGATGGACCGGCGCAAATAGTGGGCAGCGCGGAATGGCTTCGGTATCAGCAGTTGGACGCAGTTGTCTGGACCGCGCTTCCACCCAAGTTTGGCGACGCCGAGAAGATACCCACCGAAGATCAAGTCGTGGACTACCTCGCGGGACTTCGTGGGGCGGCCCGGGACAATGCAGAGCAATACGTTCGGAAAACTCCACCTCAGATCGATACGAACTACCGACGAGCGATTTCGGCAAGATTGAGCTGGTCGGCGACGCCGTAGGCTTCATTCTTCATGCCCACCCCACGCGAAACCATCCTCGCCGCGCTGCACGCGCGGCTCTCGGCGCTGCCCGCCACCGTGCTTCGCGGTGAGGTGCTACCCGAGCGCGTCCCGGCGGCGGGGCTCCTGATCCTGCGCGACGGCGAGCCGGGAGAGCCGGAGGTCACGCTGTCGCCGCTGCGCTACCACTACCAGCACCGCGCCGAGATCGAAGCGGTCGTGCAGGGCGACGACCGTGACGCCGCCTTCGACACGTTGACCGCCAGCATAGGCACGGCGCTCGCCGCCGACCGCACGCTTGGCGGGCTCTGCGACTGGATCGAGGCCGAAGCGCCGCGCCCCGTGGACGTGCCGGTCGAGGGCGCGGCGAGCCTGAAGGCGGCCGTGATCCCGGTGGTGTTGCACTATTCCACGGCCGACCAGCTGGCCTGACCCCGACAACTCGAGGAGACGAACATGGCACGAGCCCAGGGGGCGCGGGCGCTGATGGCGCTTGCGTTCGAGACGACCTATGGAACGCCGCCCGCGAGCGGTTTCACCCGCATGCCCTTCGCCAGCACCTCGCTTGGCGCGGAGCAACCGCTTCTGAACAGCGAGTTGCTCGGCTACGGCCGGGATCCGCTGGCGCCGATCAAGGACGCGGTGACGGCCGATGGCGACGTCGTCGTGCCGCTCGACGCAGAGGCCTTCGGCTTCTGGCTGAAGGCGGCCTTCGGGACACCCACGACCACGGGCGCGGAAGCTCCCTACACCCACGAGTTCCAGTCCGGGTCCTGGACGCTGCCCAGCATGTCGATCGAGACCGGCATGCCCGAGGTGCCGCGCTATGCCATGTATTCCGGCTGCGTGCTCGACCAGATCACCTGGCAGATGCAGCGCTCCGGGCTGCTGACCGCCACGGCGCGTTTGGTGGCGCAGGGCGAGACGGTGGGCATGACCACCAGCGCTGGTACCCCAGCTGCGCTGGAGCTGAAGCGCTTCGGCCATTTCAACGGGTCGATCCAGCGCAACGGTTCCGTGCTCGGTAATGTGGTCTCGGCCGAGATCACCTATGCCAACAACCTCGACCGCATCGAGACCATCCGAAGCGACGGGCGCATCGATGGCGCGGACCCGTCCATCGCGGCGCTGACCGGCCGGATCGAGGTGCGCTTCGCCGACCAGACGCTGGTGACGCAGGCCATCAATGGCGAGGCCTGCGAGATGGAGTTCGCCTACGTCCTGCCCTCGGGCGAGAGCTTCACCTTCACCGTCCACGCCGTCTACCTGCCGCGCCCGCGCATCGAGATTTCCGGGCCGCAGGGCGTGCAGGCGACATTCGACTGGCAGGCCGCCCGCGACAGCGTCGTGGGCCGAATGTGCACCGCGACCCTCGTGAATGACGTGGAGAGCTACTGATGCTGACGCTCGACCTGACGAACGCGCCGCGCTGGCACGATCTCGCGCCCGGTGTCCGGGTGCAGCTGCGCCCGCTGACCACCGCGCTGATGGTGGCGACGCGTAGCGATCCGGCCGTCGAGGCGGTGCCCGAGGAGGCCTCGGACGAGGAGCGCGCCGTCGCTTTCGCCAAGGCGCTGGCGCGGCGGGCAGTGCTCGGCTGGGAGGGCATCAGCGATGCGGACGGCAACGCCATCGCCCCGAGCCCGGAAGCCATCGACGCGCTGCTCGACATCTGGCCGATCTTCGAGGCGTTCCAACTGACCTACGTCTCGAAGGGCCTGCTGCTGGAACAGGAAAAAAACGCCTCCGCGCTCTCGCCGAATGGTCCTTCGGCGGGGGCGAGCGCTACTGCGAAGCCTGCGCGCAAACCTGCCCGGACTGCCCGGCGCGGCTGAACCGTCCGGAAACTCCGGAGGGTTGGCAGGTCTGGGATCTCGTCGGCCGGCTCGGCGGCCAGCTGCGCGTCCTGCCCGGCGCGGTGATCGGCTGGGACATGTCGGCAGCACTCGCGCTCGGTGACGCGCTCGGCGTGCCGCCGCTCGCCATGGCCGAACTGTTGCCCGTCATCGAAGCGGTGATGGTGGCCAAGCTCAACGAACAGATGGATCACTCCCATGACTGAGAAGAGGGTCAGCGTCCGCCTCGCTGCCGTGGGCGGACGGCAGGTGCGCGCCGAGCTCGAAGGCGTGGGCGAAGCCGGATCGCGCGGTTTCGGACGGCTGAGCCGGGAGATGGAGGCGGCCAACGCCCGGCTCGCGGCCTTCTCGCGGCGGGTCCGGGTCGCGGCAGCCGCTGCCGTGGCCGCCGCAGCCGCCGCTGGCGTGGCGATGGTGCGCTCCGGCCTGCAGACGGTCGACGCGCAGGCCAAGCTGGCGCAGTCGCTCGGCACCACGGTCGCCTCGATCCAGACACTGGAGCGCGCGGGCGAGCTGGCGGGCGTGTCGATGTCCGGCATCGAGCAAGCCACCAAGGATCTGACGCGCCGTCTTAGCCAGGCGGCCGCCGGGACCGGCCCTGCTGCCGACGCGCTGGACCGATTGGGGCTCTCGGCCAATGAGCTGATCGCCCTGCCGCTGGACCAGCGCGTCGGCGCGATCAATGCGGCAATCGAGAGCTTCGTGCCCGCCGCAGAACGCGCCGCCGTGGCGGGGCAGCTCTTCGGCGAGGAAGGCTCCATCGCCATGTCGCGGATCGACACCGCGACGCTGCGCCAGGCGACGGAGGACGTGCTTGCCTTCGGGGTCGTGGTCTCCGAACAGGACGCCGACCAGATCGAGCGGACGAACGACGCCATCTCGCGGCTCGGCCTTATCTGGCGCGGGCTGTCGAACCAGCTGGCGGTCGCTGCGGCTCCGGCGCTGGAAGCCGTCGCCGACGCCATGGCCGCGGTCGCCAGCCGCACCGGGCCGCTCGGCATCGCGATCCGCGGCCTCTTCGACAACATCGGCCGCCTGACGACCTACGCCGCAACCTTCGCCGCCTTCCTCACGGGACGCTGGGTGGCCGGCATGGCGGCTGCGGCGATCTCCGTCCGCGGCCTCGCCACAGCACTGGTCGTGCTGCGCGGGGCGCTGATCCGGACCGGCATCGGCGCGCTGATCGTCGGTGCGGGTGAACTCGTCTACCAGTTCACCCGCCTCGTCTCCGGCGCGGGCGGGTTCGGCGAGGCGATGTCGCTTCTGAAGGATCTCGCCGTCGAGGTCTGGGAGCGGATCAAGATGAGCGCCGCTGCGGCGGCCGCGGCCGCCACGGCAATGTTCTTCGACCTGAAGGCGGACGCCGCCTCGGGCATGCAGAGCGCCATCGATAGCGTGGTGAGCTTCGGCAACACCGCCGCGAACACGTTCGAGGGGGCTTACGAGGCGATCAAGGCGGTCTGGGGCCTGCTGCCCGCCGCCATCGGTGATCTGGCGTTCCAGGCGGCCAACAGCCTGGTCGACGGCGTCGAGGCCATGCTGAACGGCGTGGTCTCGCGCATCAACGGCTTCATCGGCGGCATCAACCAGGGACTGGAAGCTCTCGGCTCCGAGCGGCGCATTTCGCTGGTGCCCGACCTCGACCTGGGCGAGATCGAGAACCGCTTCGAGGGCGCGGCAAGTGCTGCCACGACAGCTGCGCAGGCGGCGTTCGACCGGGCCTTCGAGGACAACCCGCTCACCGCGCCCGATCTCGGGCTCACGGACGCGGCCGCTCGCGCGCTCGAGTCCGCAAACCTCTATCGCGGCGCGGCGCGCGATCTGGCCGAGGGGGCTCGTGCGCCCCTCGAAAGCTGGCAAGCCCTGCGCGACGCGGTGCGCGGCACGGATGAGGACGGGGCCGATGCGCTGGCCGAGGCAACGGCCGCGGCGGAGCGGTTCGAGACCGCGCTCGACGGCGCCGGACAGGCGGCGACCGATGCCGGTTCCGCCGCGGGTGCTGCCGCAGCTGCAGCCGAGCCCAATGTGGAGATCGCGGTCACCGGCTGGCAGGCGGTCACGGCTGCGCTCTCGGACTACGCCAGCAAGGCGCGTGAGATCGGCGGCGACATCGGCCAGAGCCTCGTCGGCGCCTTCCAGTCGGCCGAGAACGCGGTGGGCCAGTTCGTGAAGACCGGCAAGCTGAACTTCCGAGACCTCGTCATCTCGCTGCTGGCCGATCTCGCCCAGCTGGCGACGCGGCGGTTCATCTTGGGGCCGATCGCCAATGCGCTCTCCGGCGTGTTCTCCGGGGCGGGCGGCATCTTCGCCAACGTCCTACATGCGGGCGGGATGGTCGGGTTCGCGGGGCCCTCGCGCATGGTGCCCGCCATGGCCTTCGCCGCTGCCCCTCGGATGCACGGCGGCGGGATGGCTGGCCTCCGCCACGACGAGGTGCCCGCAATCCTGCAGCGCGGCGAGCGCGTGCTGTCGCGGCGGGAGGCCCAGAGCTACGGCGCGGGCGGCGGCGTCAACGTCACCATCATGGCCCGCGACGCCGAGAGCTTTCGGCAGTCGCGCACGCAGGTCGCGGCGGACATCGCCCGCGCCGTGTCGCTCGGGCGGAGGGGCATGTGATGGCGTTTCACGAGGTCCGGTTTCCCGACAACATCAGTCGCGGCGCGCGCGGCGGGCCGGAACGGCGCACCCAGATCGTCGAGCTCGCCTCGGGCGACGAGGAGAGGAACGCCAGCTGGGCCAACTCGCGCCGCCGCTACGATGTGGCCTACGGCATCCGCCGCGCCGACGATCTGGCGGCGGTCGTCGCCTTCTTCGAGGCGCGGAACGGGCGGCTGCATGGCTTCCGGTTCAAGGACTGGGGCGACCACAAGTCCTGCCTGCCATCGGGCACGCCGTCACCGACCGATCAGGCGATCGGCACCGGCGACGGCACGACGAGCGCCTTCCAGCTGGTGAAGCGCTACACCTCCGGCGCGCAAACCTGGACACGCGCCATAGCCAAACCGGTGACCGGAACCGTGCGCATCGCGCTCGGCGGCGTGGAGCAGCCGTCTGGCTGGTCGGTCGACATCGCCACCGGCGTCGTGACCTTCGGCACCGCGCCGGGCGCTGGCGTCGCGATCACCGCGGGGTTCGAGTTCGACGTGCCGGTCCGCTTCGACACCGACGTGCTCGACGTGACGCTCGACCTTGAGCGGCTCGGCTCGATCACCTCCATTCCGCTTCTGGAACTGCGCCGATGAAGACCTTCGCTCCTGCCTTTCAGGCCCATCTCGACGAGGGCACGACGACGCTCGCCTGGTGCTGGCGGATCACGCGGGCCGACGGCGCCACCTTCGGCTTCACCGATCACGACCGGACACTCGCCTTCGACGGGACAGACTTTGAGCCCGAGAGCGGGCTGACCGCCTCCGAGGTCCGTTCGGGCTCGGACCTGTCCGTCGATGCGCAGGACGCTGAGGGGGTGCTGACCTCGGAGCGCATCACCGAGACCGAGATCCTCGACGGTCGCTGGGACAACGCGGCGGTGGAGGTCTGGCGAGTGAACTGGGCGGGCACCGGCCAGCGCGTGCTGATGCGGCGCGGCGCCATTGGCCAGATCCGGCGTGGGCGGCTGGCCTTCGTCGCCGAAGTCCGCTCGCTCGCCCATGTGCTGGGCCAGACGGTCGGGCGAACCTTTCAGGCGACCTGCGATGCCGCGCTCGGCGACGCGCGCTGCGGGGTCGATCTGGAGGATCCGACCTTCAAGGGCATCGGCGCCGTCATCGATCTCCTGCGTGACCGCGCCTTCACCGCCTCGGGTCTCGGCAGCTTCACCTCCGGCTGGTTCACCTTCGGCACGCTGGACTGGACGAGCGGTGCGAACGCAGGACGGCGCACCGAGGTGCTGGGCCATGAGGTGACCGACGGCGTGGCGATCCTGACCCTGCTCGAGGCACCGGTGCGCGCGATCGCCGAGGACGACGCCTTCATCATCCGTGCGGGTTGCGACAAGCGCATGGAGACCTGCGGCGCGAAGTTCGGGAACACCGCCAACTTCCGAGGCTTCCCGCACATCCCCGGTCAGGACGCAGTCCTGCGGTACGCGACCAAGGACGGTGGTCATGATGGGGGCGTGCTGTGAGGGGAGCGCTTAGCGAGCCAGAGGCTCGGTCGCCGCGGCGATTTCGCGGCACGTCTCGTCGTCCAGCGGCAGGATTGGGCGGGGAGGGTCGCAGTCGGTCAGGCCCATCTGCCGCGCCATCGCATAAACCACCCGCAGCGAGCCATGGGCTTTGAAGAGCGCCCAGAGCGGGGCAAGCTCTTCATCAATCCGGCGGGCCTCCGCCGCATTGCCTGCCATCGCCGCCGCAGTCAGCCGCAATGCGATCTCGGGGAGGATCCCGCCAATCACGCTATACCACGTATTTGCACCAGCCAGCAGCGCCTCGGCGCAGCCCCAGTCCCCGCTGTAGCCAATGGCAAAGTCTGCAGGCAGCGTGCTGCGCAGCCGGGCCAGATCGCTGGCGAGACTGCCTTGCGCGGGCAACGGCATCTTGATTGCAGCGATCCGGGGTACCTGCGCCAGTCGCTGTATTAGCGCGACGTCGAAGTTGAAATGCGTGGTGCTGGGATTGTTGTAAATGCACAGCGGCAGATCGCTTGCGGTCGCAACGGCGCTGTAATGGGCGTAGGCCTCATCCTGAGTCAGAGGCGTGTAGCTGACCGCAGGCAGCAGCACAGCATTTGCACCAGCCTCCGCCGCATCGCGGGCCAATGCACAGGCCTCGTCGGTGCGCAGCGCTCCGACCCCAACCATCAGCGACACACTGCTGCCCAGCACATCAGCCGCCACAGACACCGCCCGGCGTCGTTCTGCGCGCGTCAGATACGCGAATGTGCCGGTGCTGCCTAGCAGGCCCACCGAACCAAGATCGGGTCGCCGCAACTGCTCCAGCACCCGAACAAGCGCGTCGGTCTGCACGCGCCCGTCCCCGGTAGCCGGCGTGATTGGAAAGGCGGACAGACCAGTAAAGTTCATCTCGATAGCCCTCAAGGCACGGTAGTCAAACCCATGGTGACGCCACAAATCCCTCGGAATGGCAAGGCGCCCCCCACGGCGGCACCCAAGGCTGCAGCTAATCCTGACCGAGTAATCCCGGTTGCGCGCGCGTGGCTCGGCACACCGTACCACGACCAAGCCAGCCTGTGCGGCGTCGGCTGCGACTGCCTTGGGCTGGCCCGGGGCGTCTGGCGCGAGGTCGTCGGCCCAGAGCCATTCCCGATCCCGCCCTACAGCCGCGACTGGGGCGAGACCGGTCCGTGCGAGGTTCTGGCCGAGGGCGCACGCCGGATGATGATCGAGGTGTCGCCCGCCGAGGCAGGCCCCGGCGCGCTGGTCCTCTTCCGCATGAAGCCCCGCGCCATCGCCAAGCATGTCGGGATCCTGACCGGGCCCGACAGCTTCCTCCATGCCTACGAGCGGCTCGGCGTCATCGAGGAACCGCTGACGCAATCCTGGCGACGGCGCATCGCCTTCGCCTTCCTGTTCCCGCAACGCTGAGACCCCGACATGGCCACCCTCGTTCTCGGTGCCGCTGGCGCCGCCATTGGCGGTTCGATCGGCGGCGCGATCCTCGGCGTCAGCGCCGCCACCATCGGCGGCTTCATCGGCTCCACCGTCGGCTCGGTCGTGGACAGCTGGATCATCTCATCACTGGCGCCGACCCAGCGGATCGAGGGCGCGCGGCTCGACACGCTGCGCATCACCTCGGCCACCGAGGGCGCGGTCATCCCGCGGCTCTACGGCCGGATGCGGATGGGCGGCAACATCATCTGGGCGACGGATTTCCGCGAGGAGACGAAGACCACCACGCAGGGTGGCGGAAAGGGCGGCGGGGGCGGCAAGGTCAAGACGACCGAGTATCTGTACTACGCCTCTTTTGCCGTGGCGCTCTGCGAGGGGCCGATCACCGGCATCGGCCGCATCTGGGCCGACGGCAAGCCGATGGACCTCTCCGGCGTCACCTGGCGCTGGTATCCGGGCGACGAGGCACAGACCGCTGACCCGTTCATCGCCGCGAGGATGGGCGCGGCCAGCACGCCGGCCTATCGCGGCACGGCCTATGTCGTCTTCGAGGAACTGGCGCTGTCCACCTACGGCAACCGGTTGCCGCAACTGTCGTTCGAGGTGTTCCGGCCGCTGGCCGATCCCGACACCGCCGAAGGGCTGACCCGCGCCGTCACCATGATCCCTGCCTCGGGCGAGTTCACCTACGCCACGCAGGCCATCCGCAAGACCGATGGTGGCGCGACGGTGCCCGAGAACCTGAACGCGCTGGCCGACTCCACCGACATGGTCGAAGCGCTCGATCGCCTGCAGGCGATGGCGCCAGCGGTCGAGAGCGTCAGCCTCGTCGTCGCCTGGTTCGGCGACGACCTGCGCGCGGGATCGTGCAAGGTGCGGCCGGGCGTCGAGGTGTCCGCCAAGTCGACCACGCCCGCCAGCTGGTCGGTGAATGGCGTCAGCCGCGCCAGCGCCTTCCTCGTCAGCCGCGACGATCAGGACCGCCCCGTCTATGGCGGCACGCCGTCGGACTTCGCGGTGGTGCAGGCGATCCAGGAGATGAAGGCGCGCGGGCTGCGGGTCACCTTCTATCCCTTCATCCTGATGGACGTGCCGCCCGGCAACACCCTGCCGAACCCGTATTCCGACAACTCCGCCGGGACGGGCCAGCCCGCCTTTCCCTGGCGCGGCCGGATCACCTGTTCGCCCGCGGCCGGTTTCGCCGGGACGGTGGACAAGACCGCCACGGCCGCAAGCCAGGTCGCGGCGCTGTTCGGTGCGGCCACGCCCGCCAGCTTCAGCGTGGCGGGACAGTCGGTTTCGTGGACCGGGCCTGCGGGCGATTGGGGTCTGCGCCGCATGGTGCTGCACTACGCCCATCTCTGCGCGGCGGCGGGCGGGGTCGATGCGTTCCTGATCGGCACCGAGATGCCCGGGCTCACGACGATCCGCTCGGGCGCCAGTACCTATCCGGCGGTGCAGGCCTATCGGGACCTGCTCGCGGATGTCCGCTCGATCCTCGGTGCCGGGACGAAGATCGGATACGCGGCGGACTGGTCGGAATACTTTGGCCACCAGCCGGGCGACGGCTCGAGCGACGTGTTCTTCCACCTCGATCCGCTCTGGGCCGATCCGGAGATCGATTTCGTCGGGATCGACAACTATATGCCGCTCTCCGACTGGCGTGACGGGTTCGAGCATCTCGACGCGGCCGAGGGCTGGCCCGCCATCTACGACCGGGCCTACCTGCAGGGGAACATCGCGGGCGGCGAAGGTTTCGACTGGTTCTACGCCAGCGCGGCGGATCGGTCGGCGCAGGTTCGGACAGCCATCACGGACGGCGCGGCGGGCAAGCCGTGGGTCTTCCGCTACAAGGATCTGCGCGCCTGGTGGTCGAACACGCATTACGACCGCCCGGGCGGAGTCGAGAGCGCGACACCGACGGCGTGGGCGCCGCAGTCCAAGCCGATCTGGTTCACCGAGCTGGGCTGCCCGGCCATCGACCGTGGCACCAACCAGCCGAACGTCTTCTTCGATCCGAAGTCGTCCGAGAGTTTCACGCCACATTTCTCGCGGGGCTGGCGGGATGACGCCATTCAGCGGGCCTATCTGGAGGCAACGTACCTCTGGTGGGGCACCGCGGCGAACAACCCTGTTTCCTCAGTCTACGGCGGCCGCATGGTGCACGCCCCCGAATGCGCCGCCTGGACCTGGGACGCGCGGCCGTACCCATTCTTTCCGGCGCTGACCGACGTCTGGACAGACGGGGCGAACTGGCGGCTCGGCCATTGGCTGACGGGGCGGCTCGGCGCGGTGTCGCTGGCCGCACTGGTCCGCCATCTCTGCCAGCGGGCGGGGCTCCCCGAGGATCGCATCGACGTCACCGGCCTCTGGGGCGCGGTCGAGGGCTACGCCATCACGGCGCTGGAAAGCCCGCGCGCCTCGATCACCACGCTGTCGCGCCATTTCGGCTTCGACGCGGTGGAGACCGAGGGAGTGATCCGCTTCGTGATGCGCGGCCGGGCCTCGGTCGTCACCCTCGGGCCAGACGATCTGGTGGCCCCCCGCGAGGGCGACGTGCTGGAGCTGACCCGCGGCCAGGAGACGGAACTGCCGCAGGCGTTGAAGTGGCAGGTCGCCCGCGCCGATGAGGACTACGACGCGGCCCTCGTCGAGGCGCGGCGCATCACGGTGGACACGACGCGCATTGCGTCCGAGTCCTTCCAGATGGCGGTGCCGCCCGAGGAGGCCGAGCGGCGCTGCCGCCGCGCGCTGATGGAGGCGTGGGTGGGGCGCGAGACCGCGGCGTTCCGTCTGCCGCCCTCGCGCCTCGCGCTCGATCCGGCCGACGCGATCCGGCTGGAGCATGACGGGCGGCTGGTCGATCTGCGGCTGGTCTCCATCGCCGACTCGGAGGCGCGCGGGATCGAGGCGGTCCGCCAGGACCGGGCGACCTACGATCTGCCACCCGGCGATCCCCGCGCAGCGTCGCTGACGCGCGCCGTCGTGTTCGGCGCGCCGGATGCGGTGCTGATGGATCTGCCGCAGCTGACCGAGGACCAGCCCGCGCATCGGCCGCTGGTCGCCGCCCATGCGGTTCCCTGGCCCGGCGAGGTGGCGGTGTTCCGCAGCCCCTCGACCGATGGCTTCGAACTGCTGACCACGTTTGGCAGCCGCGCCCGGATCGGGGCGTTGGCCTCGAATTTCTACGCGGGGCCCACCTCGCGCTTCGACCTCGGCAATGCGCTGGTGGTCGATCTGCTGACCGGCACGCTGGAGAGCGTCACGGATCTCACCCTGTTCGGCGGGGCGAACGCGCTGGCCGTGGAAACCGCGCCGGGGGTCTGGGAGATCGTGCAGGCGGGCGCGGCGGAGCTGCTGGCGCCGGGTCGATACCGCCTGACACGCCTGCTGCGCGGCCAGCGCGGGACCGAGGGCGCCATGGGCAACCCGGCTCCGGCAGGCGCGCGGGTCGTCGTGCTCGACGACAGCCTCGCGTCGCTGCCGATCGCCGAGGCCGATCTCGGCATCCCGTGGAACTGGCGCGTCGGCCCGGCGAGCCGTCCGGTCAGCGACGAGACCTATGTGGCGCAGGCCTTCGCGCCCGAGGGTGTCGGGCTGCGGCCGTTTTCTGTGGCCCATGTCGAACAGCCGTGGCGCAAGGCGCGCAGTCCCGGCGATCTGACGATCCGCTGGACACGCCGGTCCCGCGCGCTCTCGGCCGACAGCTGGGGCGGGCTCGAGGTGCCGCTGGCCGAGGAGCTCGAAGCCTACGAGGTCGAGATTCTCGACGGCGCCACATTGAAGCGGGTGCTGAGCACCGCCACCACCAGCGCGGTCTACACGGCCGCCCACCAGACCGCCGACTGGGGCGGGCCGCTCGGGCCCGGCGACACGCTCGACATCCGCATCCATCAGCTCTCCGCCCTTGTCGGGCGGGGTGCGCCCAAGGCTGTAACGCTGAGCTTCTGAGGTAGCGCAATGAGTTCTGGCACGGCGCGCGATCTACGTCGTAGGCTTGGGACATGCGCCCCGAGGACGAAGACTGGATTGCCGCCAAGCTTGCCAGAGTGATGGCCGTGGCCTGCGTGCGAAACACGCAGCTCGAAACCCTGCATGCCGGCCTCACGCCCGTTTCGCACACGGGTGATGGCAGCGACGTCATCGTGGAGGACGCCGCGGGCCGACGCATACCCTGGTCCGAGGTCTCGCGGATCAATGACGACGAGATGCGCGCGTTGATGCGCGAGATCGTGGATCGCCTCTACACCTTTCATCTGCGGATCGACGATCCGGCTTTCCGGGCCGAGATCGATCGCTGGGCCGCGATGACCGCAAAGTGGGACGCGCCGAAGCCCGATCCGGTGCTCTCGGCCATCCCAGCGGAGACGCCCGAACGCGGGTAGCCCGCCACCGCCGATCGCCGCGCCATTCTCCGCCGCCTGCCATGCAGGCGGCGTTCTTCGTTCTGGAGACCGCCCATGTCCGACGCCACGACCCATCTCCTCCTGCCCTACATCATGGCGGCGCAGGCCCAGAAGCATGTCACGCACAACGAGGCGCTGCGGCTGCTCGACGGGCTCGTCCAGCTCTCCGTTCTCGACCGGGACCTGACCGCGCCGCCCGGCTCGCCCGCCGATGGCGACCGCTACATCGTCGGGTCGGGCGCGACCGGCGACTGGGCGGGCTGGGACCTGAACGTCGCGCTCTGGACGGACGGCGCGTGGCTGCGTCTGCCGCCTCGGAGCGGGTGGCGGTCATGGGTCGAGGACGAGGGACTGCTGCTGGTCTACGACGGCGCGGGCTGGGTCGGCACCACACCGGCGGCATTGCAGAACCTGGCGCTCCTCGGGGTCGGCACGACGGCCGATACATCGAACCCGTTCTCAGCCAAGCTCAATGCCGCGCTCTGGACCGCGAAGACCGTGGCCGAGGGCGGCACCGGCGATCTGTTCTACACCATGAACAAGGAGGCCGCCGCAGACGATCTCGGGCTGACCCTGCAGACCGGCTTCGTAACCAAGGCGCTGGTCGGGCTGTTCGGCTCCGACCGCTTTCGGCTCGCGGTCTCTGCTGACGGCAGCACCTTCTTCGACGGGCTCAGCGTCGACAACGCGAACGGCATCGTCGATCTGCCCCGGCTGCCGCGGTTCAAGGCGTACACCAACTACGACAACTACGTCGGAGTCGGCACCTGGACGAAGATCGGCCTCAATAACACCGACTACAACGATCAAGGCGCGTTCGACGCCGCGAACAACCACTTCGTGGCCCCGGTGGACGGCACCTACCTCTTCGGCGCGACGCTGCTCTACAAGATCAACGCCAGCGCCACGGCCCGCATGCGCGGGCGGCTGGTCCTGAACGGCACCACCGAAATCCGCGGCTCCCTCGGCGAAATCTCCGCCACCCATGTCTCGCTCGCCACCGCCATCTGGCTGCAGACCATGGTGCCCCTCACCGCGGGCGATACCGTCGAGCTCCAGGGGTATTTTCGGGTCGCGGACGGGTATTTCGCTGCCGATCACACGTCCCTCTGGGGCTGCAAGGTCGGCTGAGCGGCGGAAGGAGGATCAGATGACACCACCCCGATCCGAAGGCTTCGTGCGCATGCCCGACGCCGAGTTCGAAGCGATCCTGACCCGGGCGGCCGAGGAAGGCGCGAAGCGTGCGCTCGCCGATGTCGGCCTCGACGGCGACGAGGCCGCGCTCGACATCCGCGATCTGCGCTCCCTGGTCGACTGCATCCGTCTGGTGCGACGCACCGCCATGCAGACCGCCGTCCGCATGATTACCACCGGCGTCATGCTGGCGCTGCTCGCCGGCATCGCCATCAAGCTCAAGATCTTCGGCGGCAACCCGTAGCCGCGCACATCCCCATTCATCAGCCCGCAATGACCCGCCCTCGAGGCGGGGTGAGCCGTGGTCTGCCCGACAGGCAGACGGGAAGGTCCAGTGGACCTTCCCGAACGGCGAACGCACCGAGCCCCTGCGAGGGGCCGGAAACTTGTTTTTCGGAGGACCCCCATGACGACGACCTTCCACCGCCATTGGCGCGACGTGCCGGAGAGCACCTGGCGCTGGCCGAATTTCAGCCCGGCCGAAATCGCCTGCCGGGGCACCGGCAAGCTGCTCATCAACGAACCCGCGCTCGACAAGCTGCAGGCGCTGCGCGACCGGCTTGGCAAGCCGCTGATCGTCCGCTCGGCCTATCGCAGTCCCGAGCACAACCGCGCCGTGGGCGGCGCCACCCGCTCGAAGCACCTCGACGGCGCCGCGTTCGACATCGCCATGGCGAACCACGACCCGGCGGCGTTCGAGGCGGCGGCGCGGGACGTCGGGTTCCTAGGCTTCGGCTTCTACCCGCGCTCGGGCTTCATGCATGTCGACCTTGGCCCCGCGCGGCAGTGGGGCGAGCGTTTCCCGGTACGGGCGACGGCATTTGCAGCTGAGACACCACCCGCGCGGGAGGTGCTGGCCGACAGCCGTACGATGAAAGGTGGCGGGGCGGCTGGCGTGGCGACGCTGGGTGCGGCCGGGATCGAGGTGGCGCAGAGCGTCCTGGCCGAGACCCAGACCGCCATCCTGCCGCTCGTGCCGTATCTCGACACCCTGCGCTGGGTGTTCATCGCCGTGGCGCTCGGCGGGATCGCGGCCACGATCTACGCGCGGCTCGACGATTGGAAACGGGGGCGGCGATGA